CTTATAGGAGGTATTGATTTTGATTTAACAGTGTACGTTCCTATTAATGAAGATTTAGAAGCGGGTTTTTTGTATTTATGTAATGACGATACAGAAGTTATCTTAATGGGCTGGAGAATTTAAAAAATGCTTAATGAAATGTATGAAGGAATCTGGATGGTTAGAAAAATAAAGTTTGGTACGCATTATAAACTTCTGACTAAGAAAGTTGATGACTTACGTGAAGCTGCTGTTCTATCATCTCTTGAGCCATATCGTATAAGTATGATAAAAGCTATTGAAGCGTACCTTAAAAATTGTAGGATTGAAAAAGATGCGAAAGTTTACAAGAATGTAAATATTAACAAAATAGTTGACTTGGTTTTTGAGGAATTAAAATAATATATGGAGAGAAGGTATGAAAGTTAAAAAGATGAGGCGTATATTTAGGGATAATCCCTATAACTGGTGTGAATATGGTTATCGTAAAGGGTTAAACAAGTTAGCTAATATATCTGATAATACACCTTTATCTAAAGTATTTTATCTGGTAGTGCCAGAGTGGGCTTGTTACTTAAGGAAAGATTGCAAGGGCTTAAGTATCAAGGCTAAATCCTTAGCTGAAGCTAAAGCCTGTGAAGACCCAGAATGGGCTTATTGTTTAAAGCTGGATTGTAAGGACTTAAGTGCTGAGGTTAAAGAGTTAGTTGAAGCTAAAGCCTGTGAAGATCCAGAATGGGCTTATTATTTAAGGCGTTATTGCAAGGACTTAAGTGATGAAGTTAAAGAATTAGCTGAAGCTAAAGCCTGTGAAGCCTCAAAGTGGGCTTATTTTTTAAGGCGTTATTGTAAGGACTTATTATGAAACCAAGATGTACAAGATGCTCTGCATATAAAAATGAAGAGGGGATTAATTGCCAACCGTATTTTGGAAATACTGATGCTACCTATATGTTTATAGGTGAAATGTTTGGAGTACAAGAATGTATTAAAGGCGAACCGTTTGTAGGAGATTCTGGTAAAATTTTGACATCTTTATTAGATCTTATTAATTTAAAAAAAGAAGATGTTGCTATAGATAATGCAGTAAAGTGCTATATAGCTGGTAATAAAACACCTACAAAGCAACAGTTAGATGCGTGCTTTATACATTTAAATAGAAACATAAGAGAGGTTAAACCAAAATTAATAATTGCATTAGGTGCATCTGCATTATATTCTTTAACTGATATAGATAAAAGCGAGTTTAAATTCTATAAAAATAGAGTAGTTTATAGTACAAAAGTTAAAGCAAAGGTTTATGTTTTAAACCATCCTGCTGCACAACTTTATAATGCAGAATTACGGGATGAAATACGATCCGCATTTTTAAAAATACCAGAAATGGTAGATGCAGAACCTTTTGTAACAAAGAATTATCCTTATACTATAATAACTACTGATGATGACTTTGATAGTATGTGTCTGAAATTAAGTAATAATTTACTTGGTTTAGATATTGAAACAGATGGGCGAGATCCATATACTAACAACATAAAAACAATACAGGTAGGCAAAAGAGGTGATTTGTATCTAATACCTGTTAAAATGCTTGAAAGAAACAGCATTAAGTTAAAGGAATTATTAGAAACAAATTCAATACTTGGGCAAGATTATACATTTGATGCTAAATGGTTATATGTAAAATTAGGAATAGAATTAAAATATTGGGAGTTTGATACTTGTTTAGCAGAGTTTGTATTATCAGGTATGAAAAATAATGATCTTAATTACTTGACAGGTAAATATAATCCTGATTATTATGGATATTGGAAAGAAGTAGAATCTGTAGGTGGTGCTCATTTAGTTAAAAATACAAAGGTATTATATCAATATGGTATTAATGATATCGGTACATTATTTGCCATAAAACAAAAGCAGGAAAGATTGTTGTTTAAATGTGGCCAGGATTGGTTATTCAAGAATATACTTATGCCTACTAATAAACTACTTACTGAAATGAGTTTGAAAGGTGTAAGAATAGATATCCCCACATTATGGAAAACAGATAAAAAGTTTGCAAATAAGTCTGAAAAAGCTTTAATGAAAGTACAAGCATTAGACAGCATAAAAAAATGTGAGATGCATTTTGGTAAAAAGTTTAATCCTAAATCTTCTCAGATGGTTAAATGGTTGCTGATAGATTATTATGGTTTACCAATTCTTAAAAAAACAAAAAAAGGTGGGGTATCTGTTGGTATAAAAGAAATGGAGGTGTATGCCAAGAAACATGAGAATGAATACTGTAAAAGTATGGTTAACTATCGTAGTATAGAATCTATGAGAAAGAATTTTCTATCGGGGATAGTTCCAAAGTTAGTTAATAATGTAGCACATACAAAATATAGTCTACATGCAACAGGAAGTGGTAGACCTAATTCTACTGGAATTAATTTGTTAAATATACCAAGAAATAAAATTATAAAAAGATGTTATGTACCGCATGAAGGATTTACATTTGTATACTCTGACTTTTCAACTATGGAAATTCGAGTTGCTGCTATGTTATCAGGAGATTATAACTTAATTAAATTATGTAACGATAAAACAAAGGAGTTTCATTCTGCAGTAGCTTGTGAAATAAATAGCTTAAATTATATAGAATTTGAAAATAGGCGAAAGATTGAAGGTGAGTATGGAGAATATAATTTATTAAGAACGGATGCAAAAGGTGTAAGCTTTGGTATCTTGTATCAAATGTCAAAGGAAGCTTTAGCTTTACAGTTAAGATGTTCAGTACAAAGAGCTGAGGAAATAATATATAATTATTTTGCTAAGTTTCCAATATTACAGAAATATATAGAGGATATTAAAGAAGAGGTTATAAAATATGGGTGTGTGTCTAACTATTTTGGATTTAAAAGAAGTTGGAAATATCATAAAGAAGAGGATGCACATACCTTACGAGAAGCAGTTAATCATCCTATTCAAAGTACAGCAGTATTTTTAACGTATCTTTCTATGATTAAGATAAATAAGAGGCTTATAGAAAACAGGATGAAATCTTTCCTGTCATTACAAGTGTATGACAGTATTATTTGCCAGAGTCCAGAAGATGAGATAAAAGATGTAGCATATATTATGCAAGATACTATGGAAAATATAAATAAAGATTTTGATAAGTTAGATAGAGTACAGTTGATAGCAGATATTTGTATTGGAAATAATTTGGGAGATCTTAAAAAAATAGGGAGTGTATTATGAGACAAATATTAATATATTGGCTTAAGATTAAACATAAGTTTTGTAAAGTGAAGGTTAATGACTTGAGTTATAGTATTGAAGAAATAAAAGAGTATATTAAGGTAAATAGGAAAATGAACAAAACTGTTGATGCAGCATTAGATCATTGTCCATTTCCAAATTGTATTATATGTGCAGAAATATTTAATACAACTGTATCTGATTTTTCAAGCTTGTTAGGTTCATGCCCGTGCCATATTTTTGGAAAAGAGTATGTCCAAAAAAGAATACACAAGTTGATAGGTGATTTATGATACTATCACCACATCCAAGTGCTGGAAATATTCTATTTGATGCATCAACACATACATATACTTTAGATAAAGATACTGACTTAAAGTTTACATCAGGTACAACTTTTATAAGTAAGTTCTTTAATAAGTTTAATGCTAAAGAAATATCTGAAAAGTATGCATTAAAACATGGGCTTATAGCTGAAGAGGTGCGGGAAGCTTGGGAAACTAAAGGAAGAAAAGCAAGAGAAAGAGGCACATTATACCATAAATATGCGGAGGATTGTTTTTATAATAGAAATATACAAATATTAGATAATGTACACAGGAATATTAAAGACATATTTGAAATGTTCGATGCTAACAACTACATATGTTTAGAAGCTGAGAAAGTCATAGCAAGTCCAAAGTTAGGAATAGCAGGTACTGTTGATCTACTATTAAAAAAGGACAATCAACTGTACATAGCAGATTGGAAGTTTGTGAAGGAAATAAAATATAATAACATATGGAGAAAAGCAAAGTTTCCAATACAGCATCTTGATGATTGTAATTATTATAAGTATGTACTACAGCTTAATTTATACTCATATATTCTAAGAAAGGAGGGATACTTTCCAGATTATCAGAAACATAACATGGTGCTTTACCATATTACAGATGAAGATATTAACATAATTGAAGTACCTAATTACATAACTGTAATTAAGAGTATGTTAGCATATTATATATAAAAAAGGAGATATAATGGGCCTATATAGTTTGTTAGAATTAATAAAAGAAGAATCTTGGACAGCATATGGAGAACATTCTGGATTTACAAAATGTTATGAGGAAATAAAACGGGTAATTAAGGATATGGAATATGAAGATAGCCTTCTTTTAGACTCAATACCCGAACCATCTGATGCTGAGAGATCAACATGGCATCAAGCTACAAGAGAGTACGTTGAAATGTTGGAAGAGGTTGTTGATAGCCGGAAAAGAAGTTATGAGCTAATACAGCTAAATCATCTAAAAGAACCTGTATAACAACAAATAAGGAGGTAAAACATGAGATATCGAATTTATTTTAAACACCCGGATCAGAAAGAGGAAGATTGGGAAGTAAAAGAAGTGGAGGCAACAGGTTTGGCGTATCGAATTTGTGACGATCATGGTCGGGTAATATTTGGAGAACCGTGGCCAAAAAAAGCTAATGTTGTTTTTTCTGGTGGGTTTAGCAGAGAACCATTGCCTTACAACTAATTAGTTAATAACTGATGAGTTTGATAATGTTGGAGTATTGGAAATGAAGGAAAAAAATGAACTATCTATCATTATTTATAGGTGTTGGGATTTAGGTGTTGACTTTCCAATCCTTGTAAATTATAAGAAACTATGGCTAATAAATATACAAAACAAAAGATTGATATAAAAAAAGGGGGTAACTATGCCAGAAGGAAATTTTAAAACATGGGGCGATGCTAATGATTATTGCGAAAAATATGATGCCTCACACTTGGTGACTCCAGTAAACAAATTTGAATTAGCGGAAGCGTTACTTCGTGCCTATAGGGCCGGCTGCGCTTCCAAACAAAAGGAGGTAAAAAATGGAAGGATGTATCGCAATGGCGGAATATCAGCGTCAGCGAAAAATAAACCAGTTAAGAATGTTGCGATTTGATCTTGATGAGCAAACAATCGTAAATGAAGTACAAAAAATAAACCAGTTAAGAATGTTGCGATTTGATCTTGATGAGCAAACAATCATAAATGAAGTACAAAAAATAGCGTCAAAATATCCAATTCGTTTTATTACGGTGCTTTTGGAATCAATCGAATTAGCCATGAGTGGCGAACCGATGCAGTGGGAAGACAGCATAACCAGCTAATTTCAAAGAAATCTAAGGAGGTAAAAATGGAAACTAATTATGACAATGTTATGTTACCGAAAATGGATAACTCAGTAAGGTGGATTTGTGGGATTGGAACAATATTATCTGTATTGATAATGTTTTTTTGCGTGGTCGGTGTTTATCAGATCATCTGGGGAATACCAGGTAAGAAGGACAATATGAGGGACCTGCAATTTCAATCAGATATATGGAGAGATCGGGCTATTAAAGCCGAGGCAGAGATTGAGGAATATAAAGTGGCTATGAATCTTGAAAAACTCTTCCTTCTCATTGCTAAACCAGACACTATTACATTGCTTGGAGATCTGGAAAAGGAATTATGTGCTAAGGCCCAGTTCTGCTTGGAAAAACCAGTACCAGAAGCAGCTGCAACTTTTATTATAAAATGACTAAAATACTAAAATCAATCCAGGATCTTACCGAGGTAATCCAAAAATAAGGAGGTTAATTATGGGGAACAGCTTACGTATTAATTACAGTAATGCTTATGAACTGATGGAACTGTTGAAGAAGCATCCTGAAGAAGTTGGAGAAGCTCATAGCTTGTATGCAAAAGCTAATAAAAGAGTTGATGATCTTAGAATGGAATTGGAAATTGTAACAGCACAAATTGTTGCTGAAATATGTAATGTAAGAAAAGTACCACCGAGTGCTAAACAAGAAATTAGGAGAGCAGAAGTACAATTAGACTCAAGGTGGCAACTAATAGCTAAAAAATTGAATGAAGCTGTTGAACAAGAACTAATACTAAAAGGTAGAGTTACTGGTATGTATGATAGAAAAGCTATGTTAGAAAGAATAGCTAGATTTGAGGAAAAGTTTATGTATAGTGATGAACCTATATATAAGACAGATACTTCCAGAAACATTGAACTACCAACTAAATAAAAAGGAGGTAGAAAAAAGTAAAGAATTGACAGTTTTGGTCAATAGCCTCTAAAATTGACAATTTTGGTAAAATGGGAGTTATATATAACAATTACAATATCTTAGATGTTGTACTATGCTTAAAATACCAGCAAATATTAAAAACATTGACAGTTTTGGGTATAAATAACTAAAGCAACTGATAGAAGCTATGCACCTATTTATACAATAATAATAGTAACATAGCTACAATATTATAATTTTTCTTATGTTGGCATAAAACTTGCTATATAAAAGGAGGTGAACAACTGATGGACGAATTACCTACTAACCTTAATGAAATACTAAAGGCTATAGAAATAGCTTACATTAAAAAGGCTTTAGCTAAAACATATGGTAAAAAGAAAAAAGCAGCTAAACTTCTTGGGTTATCCTTTAGATCCTTTAGGTATAGAATTTCTAAATATCAAATAGATAGATATTGACAATTATATGTTTGCTCTTATTATATTCCAAGATAATAAGAGCAAACACTCCCAGCCAACATCAGAAAGTATGCATCTACACCGCAGTGTCCTTACCTGGGTAACATTTGTATACAAAAGTTGGATATTAGGCTCCAGATAAGTCACTATACTGCATCGTTAAACTGTCTAAAAGAACCCGACAATGCACGAGGCTGAAACAAAAGAGCCTGGTATTATAGAAGAGACGCTTATTTAATCACAACCTCTGATAAAAAATTGATGACCTCTACATGAGGTTTAACTAAGGGTGTTCCTTTGACAGTTTCCTCATCCTTTCATGTTGTGATTAGACAATCTTCGTTTGTAGTTTTGGAACTCATGTACTGATATTTTCTTCTTATATCATACAAAAGGGGGTTCTGCCTCTAAGCTAAAGAAGTAAATCATTAACCTAAAATAGAAGGGAGTAACTATGAGTTATTGTAGATGGTCATCAGACAATTGGAACTGTGACCTGTATTGTTATGCTGATTGTAGTGGGGGCTTTACAACTTGGGTTGCAGAAATGAGACATAAGAATGTTCCTAAGTTGCCAGCATTTGGGTCAGTACCAGATAATGAGTATTGGAAACTACATGATGAACAAATGTATTTCTTAGACACTGCTGAATTGAAACCTATTGGGCTTAAATATGATGGCGAACGTTTTAATGATCCTGATTTAGTATCTTTCTTAAACCGTGTGTTGCACTTAAGAAAAGTAGGGTACAACGTACCAGAATATGTAATTGATAGAATCAAGAAGGAAATGGGGGATTTAGCAGTTGCTAAATAATTACCAAAATTAAATATAAAGATTTTGTAAGGTGATAATTATGCTATTAATACACAAAATAGGAGAGTTTATAAAAAGATTGTGGTCTTGGCTACCGATACTATGGAGGGATAGAGATTGGGATTATCTATATTTGTTTGGGATACTAAGATTCAAGTTAAAAAGTATGGAGGAATATTTTGGATCAGAAAAATCTATAGGCGTACATGCTAATAGGCATGCAAAAAAGATGAAGATTTGTAGAATTCTGATTGATAGAATATGCAAAGATTCATACTCATGTTGGAATGTCCACAACAAAAAATGGGGGGACATTAATATCAGTTGGAAAGATACTGAAGATCCAGATTTGTGCGAGTTGATATTAACCAGAGATAAAGTTTTAACAAAGGAGGATGAGATACAGGAGGGAAAGGAATTCCGTAGATGTTCAGAACACGCAAATATGCTTTTAAAACAAGATCTTGAGTACCTATTTAAAATTTTGAATAAACATATTTTAACTTGGTGGGATTAATGGATAGCTTGAAGAAAGGTTTAAATTGAATAAAATAAAATCAGGACAGTATACATATAATATGGAGATATCTATAGATATTGATTATCATATTGATTGTGATGGTAAAGAATACATTGTAAACGTGATGTTACCAACTACTAAACGTTTGTATAATATGGTTATGGCTAAGGAAAAAGAAATTATTGAAAAAATAAAAAATACTTGTTGACATTAATGTTTAAATATGTTAGTTTTTAAAGAAAGAATAAAATAAAACACTATTTAACTAAAAAGGAGAATGAATAATGAGCAAAAAAGTAGATCCATTTATGATTACAGAAGACGACATTAACAGAATTGAAAGCAAGGTTATAAAAGGAACATCTGGAATACTATGTCCTAAACTCAATAAAGGTATGGAGGGTGTGTGTCATGTATGTGAGTATATTTCAACAGAGATATACGCTAACTTTCCTGGAAAACCTTATGAGAATCATCCTGCCAGAAAGTGGGCTGGAAAAAAGAAAGGGAAGCTGAATTGGTTTCTTAATGTAGTATTTCCTGATGATAAGACTAAATCAGTTATTTTTAAAATCGGTGAAAAAGCTGGAAATCAAATCAAAGATGGTATGAGAAACAAAGGTTGGACAGATATCTGTCATCCTCATGCTGGAATGGGTAGGATGATGATGTGTACTAAGACAAAGGTAGACGGGTATCCAACCTACTCCATGAGTCCTGAACTTGAAAAAGCAGATTGGGAGGTTTCTGAAGAAGTATGGAAAAATGTTGTAGATTTAAGAAATATTATAGAAATGCTTAAGGATGATGATTTGACTGGTAGTGATAACTATGTAGATATTTCAAAATACATGAAGGAAGGAGAAACTATAACGTTTAGAATTATGCCTCCAGTATCATTTGAAGTTGGAGATAGAGATTGTTGGATTGTTCCAGTAGTTAGACATTGGGAGGTAACTCAAGATCAAGTTGATGGTAAAGCACCTCTTAATTGGAAAGGTGCTCCTGAAACATCAGATGAAGTACCAACATCCTCTAAGCGAGAAAACAAGAGTGTGGAACTTCCATTTATACCAGATAAAGTAGAAGATAAAGCCGCAAAACCTGTAGAAAATAAAAAGGTTGAGAAGCCAAAATGTTTTGGCATGGCTAATTTTTTTGATGATGGTTCACCAGATCCAGAAACTGGTGAGGTAGATCTTAGTTGTAAAGAAGATTGCCCATTTTTCAAACAGTGTGGTAAGGAAGTTATGAAGAAATAAATATTGGAATATAGAGTAGTCTTATATAAAGACTACTCTATATCATAAGAGGTTATCATGATTTGTACTATAGATTATAATGAAAACATAGGTAGTATGTTACCTGTATCTCTATTTGTAGAATTTGAAAGATCCGATTCTATTGCAGAAAGTATTAACGAGTTTTATAATTCAATTATTGGTTATGGTTTACGAGATGTAATTTTATATGGAGATATAGCAAGTAATATAGACTCACTAAATTTTTTAGTTTCAAGACTTTTAATTGAAGGAATGTATGTTTCAATAGTAATTTCAGATATTACTTATGCTAGTAAAACAATAGCAAGTAGTTTAATTTGTTTTGTACAAAGTAAGGACTTGATTTCAAAGAAGAAATTACAAATACTTAAAAGTTTAAGGGATTCTGATAACTTAATTTTACTAGTAAGTAGTAATAAGGATCTGTTGTATATAAGAAATTTTTTAATAAATAACAAAATAAAAAGTAAGATTTTGGCTAAAGGTGTAATTATTTTAGAGGCTAAAGTATACGATGTTTATCCTTATACTGGAGAAGTTTTGGATTCATATTAATAAGGAATAATTTATGCATATAAAACATAGACCGATTTGTTGGGATGACGTGATAGGTCAGGAGCATATAATAGAAAGATTAAAATCTACTAATCTTCAGGGTAGAGCTATACTACTAAGTGGTGTAAGGGGTACGGGTAAAACTACTCTTGCATTAATATTAGCTAACCAATTTACATGTGGTATAAAAGAAGCTATGGCTCATGTTAATTGTGGGCATACTTCAACTGTATCAGAGATGCGTGACTACGTAGATGACTTTAGAAGATCAAACATATTCGGCTCCAAAAAAGCCTATATATTTGATGAGCCACAGCTATTATCTAACAAAGCTATCAACGAATTTTTAATACCATTTGAAAATTTGCCAAAAAATGTTATGGTTATTATGTGTTCATCTAAATCTGAAAACATAGAACCTATGCTACTCGATAGAATGGTAAGGTTTAAAACTAAAACATTAGATGAAAGCACAAGTATGCGATTCTTGAATAATATTTGCAAGAAAGAGGGTATTGTTCTATCTAAATATATAAAGACTCAAATAGTTACCAAGTGCGACGGGATACCACGAAAGATATTAACCTCTATACCACTTGTAATTGATGCAAAAGAAAGTGATATTGAATATCTACTTGAACTAAACGCTATTGGTGAGGAAGAAGATGTATTAGTACTGGCTAAAATGATAGTAGGCAAGAAGCCTTGGAAAGAGATAAAAGGGTACTTAACCAACCTACTTAAAGTAAAAAGCCCTGATAACATACGTAGTGCTATTATGAATATTATAGCATACAGATTGACTTCAGACTTTTTATCTAATGTAGATGTTGAAGGTAAGAAATTAGTAGATATATTTGATGCTTTTAATACATCAACATTCTTGGATAAAGCAGGCTTGATAGTTGGTGTATTCAAGGCGTACTTGATTATGAAATGAAGGAGTTTATAGCTGGAATTGAATGGTGGGAAAAACAATTGACAGGACTTGATATATCTGCTACGGATAGAAAGTATATTTTGCAGAAGGCTGCAGAAAGACCACTTTTAAAGAGTAATGAGTTTATTTATCTAATAGTTGGTGTTATAATTGGTGTTTTAATTTGTATAATATAGAGGAATTTGAAGTCATGATAAAAGACCAAAATATAAAAGATGCAACAAAGGCTATGAATCGTTTTGCAGTAGCAATAGAACGAATGACAGAGACTCTAAGGTTTTTTATAGACACAGTAGCCAGGTTACTTAAGACAAATATTGATTGGGAAAAATAAGGGTGAAATATAATGCAAAAAAGTAAAATTTTATTCTATTGTCCAACTTGTGGGTTTGGGTGGGACATTGCATTACCAATAGAAATAGGACTTGAAACAGTAAAACATATATCTTGTCCGGCATGTTGTGAAAGATTTACATTTACAATTGCAATATCCGTACTTAAGGAGGTTGCATAAAATGGGTAAAGAAAGAACGGAATCATGTACTACCTGTAAATTTTATAATAAAAAGCACAATGAAGAACCCTGTAAATCATGTTTTGGTGTAAGAGCAGGAAAGCTATATTGTTATAAAAACTTTAAGAAAATTAAGGAGAAGAAGAAATGATAAATAATGAAAGAGGAGTTGTTAAAATGAAACTTATCGAATATTATCGTAAATATGGAAAAGATGCATTAATGGGAAAAGAATTTATAGATGGAAAATGTCAAGATAGAACAGGAATAAAAATAATAAATATTAGGGGTAATGAAATAGAACATCATGGAATTGCTACTCTGTATTGCAAAGCATTTTCGACAAACTTAACTGATTTGGAGATGTTCCTAAACACTTTTGGTGAGTTGGTGGAAAATAAAAACGATATAGGCCCCTTGTCAGAAAGAAATCATTCGATGGTGTGATGAGGAAATATGAATTATAATCAGGAAAATATTGGCGAGAACACTCAAATCTCTACTAAAGGAAGTTGTTGAAATAATTTATATTAAGGAGAAGAAGAAATGATAAGATGCCCATTTTGTGGAGGTAGATTGACAGCTATACCATCAATAATGGATAAAGAAAAGTTTGCTGGTGGTTGTGAAAATCCAAATTGTGACGTGATATTCAGGACTAAAAAACTGTATTCTAAAGAAGATGCAGTTGGTATAATAACTGATTTAGTAAAGTATAGTAGAATGGCACTTACTATGTAATAAGAGGTAAGAATATGGGAAAACTAGATAAAGTAGTTGAAAAATTAAAAAGCACGTATGGAACATTAAAGATTGCGGGGTCTGATTCTGGAGTTAAAGAGTATATCTCTACAGGTAATAAAACATTAGATTTAGCATTAGATGGTGGTATTGCTTGGGGATATGCTGTGGAGCTATCTGGGGGTAGTGGTTCGGGTAAGACAACTTTGATGCAAAAAATTCTTGCGGATGCTCAACAAAAGTATGATGCTATAGGACTCTGGCTTGATAGAGAAAAAGCTTGGTATAATGATAGAGCACAATCGTTAGGAGTTGATCTTGATAAGGTATACTTAGCAGATCCACAAGATATAGCAGAGGTTAGGCACGGCACACAATTTATATTTGATATGTTGGAAGCATTACCTAAAGATAGATATAAGGTTATAGCTATAGATTCAATAGCATCTTTTGATGATCCAAGTAAGGTTGATAAAGCTGATATGGGTAAAAAACCTCAGCAAGTACACAGAATGTTTAGAAAATTACTACCAAAAGTAGATAAAAAAACTATATTAATATTTTCTAATCACAGAACATTCAAGGTTGGCGTTCTATTTGGTAGTAACGAAACTGTAACGTCTGGAGAAGGCGTAAAGTTTTACACATCTTATAGATTAAGTCTTGATGATATACGAGAAATAAAGGATGCAAATAGAGGGGATGAAATAATTGGTGGATGGATTAAGGTACAAATAATTAAAACCAGAAGCGGTCCTAACTTTAGAAGAGTAGTGTTTCCCCATTATTATACAGGAAATATACCATACTACGGGGGGTATGCAAGGTTGCTAGTAGATAGAAACTACCTAAAGCCTAACAATAAAACAGAATTTAATGCGTTTAGGCAAGTTACAGTTAAGTATAAGGATGCCAAATTCTCAGAGCATGATATAGAAAGTAAGTTAACAGAATATCCAGAGCTTGACTTTAATTCATATCCTGATTGGTATGATGAAAAAAATGAAGTTGTAATAAGTAAGGATGAGGATCTAAAAATATGAAACCGTACTGGAAACAAGACAACAACAAAATATATCAAGGCCATGTACTTGACGTTTTAAGGAAGATGCCGGATGCAAGTGTTCATTGTGTTGTGACCTCGCCTCCATATTGGGGCCTCCGAAACTATAATTTACCATCCACAATTTGGGATTCTGAGCCGCCGGACGTTTGTGAGCATGTTTGGAAAATTCATTATCAAGCAACAAAACATCCAAACAAACCTGATAATATGCCAAATACTGGGAACATAAATCAACAAGGAACTTCTTTAAGATCCGGGAAACCTATAGAGTCTAATTTCTGCCAAATCTGCGGAGCCTGGAAGGGGTGCCTTGGACTCGAACCGACAATTGATTTGTATATTCAGCACATGGTTGAAATATTCCGGGAAGTGCGGAGGGTGCTTCGGAAGGATGGAAGTTGTTGGATTAATATAGGTGATAGTTATGCTCAGTCTGGCGGGAAACATTCAACCGAAAAAGAAGCGAATAAAATCATTAAAGATAATAAAGAAGCTGGCTATAATGGTGGTGGTTTAACTGGATGGGCAGGAAAGAGGGCAGCAAATACTGCTATTTCAGGCTTCAAACCCAAAGATCTATGCGGCATGCCGTGGAGGCTCGCTCTTGCTCTTCAGGCCAACGGTTGGTGGTTGCGGTCTGCAATGCCGTGGATTAAGAGGTCTGCCATGCCGTCCAGTGCAAAGGATCGCCCAGCCTCCGCTTTGGAGTATGTTTTTCTGCTTACGAAAAGTCAGAAATATTATTTTGATATGGAGGCAATTCGGAAAAAACCTCAAAGAATAGCTAATGTCGGATGGAAAGACAAAGATTTGCAGGAATATTCTTGTAATGAAAGACTTAAAAAACAGGGCTCATATAAAGATTGGCGAAAATATTGTCCAACTAGTGATGTTAGTTCCCGCAACTTCCGCAACACAGACCTATTCTTTGAATCCTTAGAACCGCCTTTTGGTGCGATATTTGCCGGTGATGAGCTTGTGGGACTTGACATTAATCCGAAAGGATTTGCAAAGGCACATTATGCTGTATTTCCACCCCGCATTCCAGAGGTTGCGATCCTTGCCGGAACCAGCGAGCGGGGTTGTTGTGTTGAGTGTGGCGCGCCCTTTGAGCGAGTTGTGGATTATAAAGCAAATTATAAAAAAAGAGAAAAATGCCATGTTCCAAACAATTGCACAACAAAAGTTGATAGTACGGGATGGAAGCCTCCAACAATCAAAACAACCAGCTGGCAACCCACTTGCAAATGCAAAGCCGACAAAACACCATGCACCATACTTGATCCCTTTGGGGGCGCGATGACAACGGCAATCGTAGCGCATAAATTAGGTCGGAAATTTGTAATGATTGAGTTGTCGAAAGAATATATTGACGACATTGGAATACCGAGAATTGAGAAAGAAACCAAACAAAGAAAATTATGGTAAAAAAAGGAGAAAAAAATGACAGAGAAAAAAAGTGAGGAAGAAAAACTGCCAGAAAAAATCATTCTAACAAAACATGAACACATGTTTTTGGCTCAAATTGTAGATAAGAGAAAAAATGCTGAGGCGATTATTGATGTTGCCGGTGAAACAATAAGGGATACCAGAAAAATGTTTTTTGAGCATCTTTATGATTTCTATCCTGAGCTAAAAGGATATCACTTTACCTGCAATATAATGGATGGGGTCGTAGATATTACGGGTAAAAAAAGCGAAAATGACAAAAAAGCGCGAAGTTGAAAAAATTTAAATCGTATGGGGCCAAGCTGGTAAGCGGCTGAGTATTTGCGTACAGGCATCAACGGATGAAACTACGCAGATATTGACACCCATCGCAGGGCCGAAAGGTATCGCTCGGAATGTCGCGCCCCATATTTCATTAAGGAGGTTTCATAATGAGAATATATTTAGAGGAAAGACCGGATTATTATGTAGGAGATTATCCGTCTGTAACGATTCATTATCGTAATAAAGACAAAGACGAAGCTCATGATTTGGCAACGAGTATAGGCAGAAAACATATCAATTCACTTTTTAATGATGGTGATTCCGAGCAGCCAAAGCAATGCTTGGTAGCCACACACATACGGATTTAGGAGACCGCTGAATATTAACAACATGGTCAAACAATTGGAGGATGAAAAAATGAATTACAATTACATCGCATATGAAGCTGAAAACCACAAGATTGAAATTTTTACAACATTCAAAGAAGCTGAAGAATGGCTGCTTGAATGCTGCAATGAATATGCAGAAGAAGATGGTTATTCCGAAGAAGCGAAATGCGGACAATGTTTTATCGCCAAAATTACCCACGCAACAAGCTACAGAATAACCGACGAAAAGAAAAATTATGGGGATGATGAAGAGTGGCCGTATTCTGATGAATTTGATAGTGTTGGTGTGTTAGAAATGAAGGCCAAAGCGGTAAGCCCTTGTACTGACTGTGAAATTAATAAGAAGTGTTGCCCAGAGTGTACTAAGAGAGCTGGAGAATCCTTACGCAGTTGATTTAAAATTTAAAAGGAATAAAGTATGGAATTTATAGCATTTTCAGACATTCATTTTGATAAGAATATAAACAAATCTTATACATTACCTAATGGTATAAGTTCGTGGACTAAATGCCAGCTTGATATAGTGAGCCAGATATTTAGTTATGCGGCAGAAAACAATGTATTGAAAGTATTTCATGGTGGTGACTTATTTGATATTAAGAACAGAATACCACAAGACTTATACAATTCAGTCTGGAGTACATTTAGAAATTTAAGTAATGATGGCTTTGAAATATATTTTAATACAGGAAACCACGACTTCCATTCTGAAATAAGTAGTTCTTTAAAGCCATTTTCGGATATTGTAACTGTAGTTACGGAACCCACTGATGTTGTGTTTAATACTACACTTATAAGAATTATACCATATTCTAAAATAGCAGATAACATTGGAGTACCTGATGGATTTAAGCATACTGTATTATTCATACATGAAGATATATATGGATTAGAATATTTGGGAAGTGAATATAATAAATACAAAAAATATGATAAGCAAATATTTAAGGATTGGGATGTTGTTTTCAATGGGCACATACATAAATCACAAGAGTTGGGTAATATAATAAACATGGGGTCATGTATGAGGAAGGCATTTGGAGAGACGCACCACACCTACTTTTATCATTATAATAATGGTAGTGTTTCAAAGATAGAATGTAAGTCTCCAAACTTTATTATAGCACCTGGATTCTCAAGTAAAATATTATCTACAATTGAAAAGGACGATTATAACTTTTATAGAATAGATATAGAACCTAACGAACTTAGTAACCCAATATTTAAAAAGTATAACGTGTTTCCAAATATCATAAGAGCAACAAAGAAAAAGAATAGAATACAAGGTAGTATGAGTGTGACAGATGAAATATCAGAGTATATAAGTATAGCAGATACTGAACTTGATAAAGAAAAGCTTGAAGAAATAGGAGCACAATTAATTAAAATTTAATTAACAGAAGATTGAAGGAAGTGTAGCATGAAAGTTGGAGAAATGAAGCGTATATTTGAAGAGAATCCCTATAATTGGTGTAGGTATGGTTGTTATAGAGGGTTAAACAAGTTAGCTGACATATACGATGGTACACCTTTATCTGAGGTATTTTATCTGGTAGTACCAGAATGGGCTTATTATTTAAGGAGATATTGTAGGAGCTTAAGTGTTAAAACTAAATCCTTAGCTGAGGCTAAAGCCTGCGAAGATCCAGAATATGCTTATTATTTAAGGAAACATTGTAAGAGCTTAAGTACTAAAGTTAAAGAGTTAGCTGAGGCTAAAGCCTGTGAATCTTCAAAGGGGGCTTATTATTTAAGGCGTTATTGTAAGGACTTAAGTGATGAGGTTAAAGAGTTAGCTGAAGCTAAAGCCTGTGAAGACCCAGAATGGGCTTCTTATTTAAAGTGTTTTTGCGGTGACTACTTTAAAAAGCTTGGTGAATATTTAGAAAAGGATAGTAAAGCAGAAGGTGTAAATTTTTTAAAGAGAAAGGATTAAATAATGTTTGTTCTAAAAGAGTTGTGGTTCAAAAATTTCAGGTCTTACAAAGACTTTCATCTAAAAGATATAGATACTTTGGGTTTGGTACTTATAGCTGCCAAAAATGGGTTTGGGAAGACAACCATTCGACTCGCTATTGAATACTTACTTACAGACACTACATCCGAATTAAACGATCTGGGAGAATTTTCGTTCAATAAAGAAGGAAACTGTGAGCTTGGTTGTGTATTTCAACATGGTGATAATGAAATTAAAATATTAAAGTATCGGGAACATAAGACATATGGAAATAAAACTATATTTTCTATAAATAATAATGAAGAAGCACATACAGAATCAGATCGTCGGGAAACTCAAAAGAATATAAATAAATATTTTGGAATTAACAAAGATATATTAGGTATCAGCACCATCTTTTCACAGAGTTCTCCTTCATTTCCCGAAGCTAAGGAAAGTGACCGCAAGAAAATTATATATGATGCATTAGACTTACATAAGTATCACACATACTATACAGCAGCAAAGAATAAGATAGAAGAAACTAATACTAATATACATGACATTAATATAAAGATAGAATATATAAAAGAGTTCATTAAAGATATTGTAGATGAGACATTAGAGTTGGAGAATAATAAGAAAGAATGGATTGCAAATAACAAGCTGAAGATTGAAAATATAAATAAAGAAATTAAAGAAATAGAGACTGAAGATTTTACACATATTATAAATAAGCTTGTTGCGAATAAAAAGCAAGCTAAAAAAGATATTAATAGTATTAATGATAACATAGCTAAGTTACAAGGTTTAATAAAGCCATATGATTCAGATAAACACAAAGAATATAATAAAGAAATAACTGATATAAAGATTAAAATGTCAAGAATATCATCTGAAATAGATAGAATAAAGGAAGACTTAGACACTATAAGCAATTATACATGTCCTGTGCTTCATGTATTCTGTGATAAGTTGGAAGAAAACAGTAGAGATACATGTCAGCAATATAATACTATTCTGAAAAAAGCAGAGGGGGAATATGACAAACTCTGGTATACATGTGAGGAGTTGTCTCACGAGCTGGACAGTATAGATGCAATTCAATATTGTAATATGGATTTTAAAGAGTCTATTAGGGAGGAAGAGAAACGTATTAAAAGCAAGCAAGATATAATAACTAATGTAGTCAGCTCTATAAAACAAATTGAATATAAAATTGAAGTTAAGGAGGAAAAAATACAGGAGTGCTTGAATAGAATAAAAGAAATAAAAAGCGAAGAAAATCCATACATTAAGTTAATAAATGATAAACATAAAGCAAAAGATAGTAAGAAATTAGAGTTGGATGTCTTGAAGAAAGAGTTGAAAGAATTATATGAAGATTTGAAGTACTACAAATTCTTTAAAATAGCTTTTGGTAAATCTGGGATTCCAAATATGAGGGCTGAAACTTTTTTAGAGAGTGTTGAAATAGCTACCAATTCTATATTAAGTAGTATATCTGATAACTTATGTGTAAGTATAGATTCCCAAGCACAAACAAAATCTGGGGATGTAAGAGAAAAGGTGAGCTACAAAGTATTCAGCCCTGATAAAACAATAACGGATTATTGGTCATTTTCAGGAGGCCAAAGACAAAGAGTTGCAATTGCTGATAAGATTGCTTTCAATTCTTTATTAGGTCGTTTTAGCTTTCTCTTCCTTGACGAAATTCTTGAACTCAGCCTTGATGAAAATGGAAAACAGGATGTGATACGGCTACTAAAAAATAAAGCTAATGAGTTAGATACTATATTTGTTATATCACATGATTTAGGTATAGCAGACTCATTTTCAAATGTTATAGAAGTTAGTATGGAAGATGGTGTATCAAGGATAGCCAATAGGAATTAAAACAATATGTTTCAATACAAAGGATCAGATAGTTGCTAATGAATAAAACTGTGTGTTTATCATCAGATTACATTAAATTTTTTGGAGAGGGAGATACAGAACTGTCTATAAAACTTTGGTATATAAAAGGTAGTATGAAGATCGTTATTAAAGAAGATAAAAAGGGAGTTATAAATGGCACATGAAAAAAATATAATATTACCAGATTCAATTTCTGCCAGTGTTACATGGGTTAATGGCCAGTGCATATTCAAGCCTGAAACCGTATATTCCAAATTTTATTATGGAATTTGTAGTTACAGTGAATTAATTTTTGGCGTAACCCCAAAGGATTATAAGAATATGCTTATGGTGGTTACTATAAATGTAGCACCAAAATCTGGAGTTTGTGACCGTGCAAAAAGTTGCTTAAATTTTCTTTGTCCACTTAATAGATTTACAAAGGAAAGCTTTTTAGAAGAATTTGATGGTATGGGTGCATTCACTCTTGGATTGCCTAATAAGTTAGGAGTAGAACAAGTCTGGTTTAATTCTGGAAGGTGGGCAGAGTTTTGGAAGAGGATGATAATACCGATAACTGGAGGTACATTGGAATATCGAGATACTTCGGGATGAGTGGTAGAGATGTTATATGGAACGACAAGCTGTTATTTATGGTTGGTTTATAAAATGGATAAAATAAGGAGGTAAAAAGTGAAAATATTCATTCTACTAATGTTTTTAAACGGAGGGGGATCAGACATTGACTTTCAACCACTTGTGAAGCATGTAGGTTCACCGGAGGCCGCTACTGTTATGCTTTGGAAGTTTAATGAGTTATCAAACGAGTACACCGGACAATTATACTGCATGGACATAGACGCCGGAACAGTAACCGAGTTGCAGATACCTGAGGTAGAATTTGGGTATCGCGCCGATCCTGACCAAGGACAATATGAATTGAAGCCCAGAGATTATGGGTCGTCAATAACTATACCTTCGACATCTGATCTATGCCAGATGACCTATATGAACTGTAATGATTGCGAATTGGAATTTAACAAGGACTAAAGCCCGTTAATTCCATGTTAGGAGGCTTAGAATGGAACTTGAAGATCGGAATTTTGTTGGCAAGACACATGACGAAAAGGATGATCATATTTTCGATTGTCAGGACAAAATGCGCGAATTGAAATCTGATATACTTATATTGGTTGGAAGGTTATATGGTGAGGATGATAATACATTTGCGCCGGAAACGTATGAGGTTATGAAACGATGGTGTCCGGTATTTGCCAAATTATATTTGAATTCCCCAGATGCGGAAAGCCAGTGTAAAATCTGTGGTCAAGGCCCTGAGGTCAACCATGAGGGTTGTATGGCAATAGCGATGCACCGCTGATTAAAACGTTAGTCATAGGAGAAATTAATTATGGATTTTGAAAGCGTAGTAAAATGTTGTCACGTTCGGAGTGCAATATATCGTGAATCCACTCCAGAAATAAAACATTGGAAAAATCATACAATACCCTTAAAGGAAAGGGTTCCAATAGAAGGTCAGAAGCGAAATGACTGGAAAGAATATGATCCAAGGAACGATGATGAAGGGTCATTATTTATGTTTAATGACTAACAAGCCGCTGCATTTGTGCGGAACACAAGCGGGTCTCAAGACGTTTTACGGTTGGGCGGTCAGGGTTCGGTCCCTGTGAAAAAACCGTGGACCCGCTTATTTAAAACGTTAGGAGGCGTTGAAATATGGCAAAAAAATTAAATCAATTTGAAAAGGATTTAAAAAAAGATATCGAGAACGTTTTTATGACGCATGGAGCTTTTTTGGAAATTGTCCCATTAAACCAAGAAGAGGATGAAGTCCATATTAAAGGTGGTAAGGACGACCAAATTGATTTTATTATCCAGGATTTAGCTTTATGGAAAGATTGAGAACTACCATCATAACATCGGAATGTTAAATCTATATAACAAATCTAAAAGGCAATAGCATAAACATGATAAAAGACCAAAATATAAAAGACGCAACCGTGAGGGACGATAATATGCGAGAACCAAAGTTTCGGCGCTGCCAAATGGTCAAGATTCTTCATGATTGGGCACAGAATATTCCACCTCGTCCAATTGAAAATTCTATGTGGGATGAAGAATGGAACTGCTATACTTACGCGTTCCCTCTTGCTCTTATCCGAATTGAGGAACACGAACTTGAAGCTGTGGATATACCAGACATAGACCCAGAAGAATGGCTATTATTATCAGATAGTAGGGTAGGAAAGCAGACATATAAAGAAACGATTCCTGAAATATCAACTATTTTGAAAGACTTATTATGTACGCCTTTCAAAAGTGGGGGATTCCATAAACACCAACTCTTCAACTTTTATACTCCAGATAGTCCAATAAATTGGAGGCTTAAATAATTTAGTTAAAGAGGAATGTATGGCTAAAAAGAAAAGTATATCAATTAAAAGCAGGAAAGCAAAGGGGCGTAACCTTCAAAAACTTGTATGTAAAAAATTATCAGAACTTACAGGTATTTCTTGGGGTAAAGATAAGGAGATAGAATCACGAGAAATGGGGCAGGCAGGACGTGATATAAAGCTGTATGGTAAAGCTAAACAATTAATTCTATTAGATATTGAATGCAAGAATCAGGAAAAATGGTCAGTATTAACATGGATAAAGCAAGCAAAATTGAACCAGGAAGCAGGAAGATATTGGGCATTAATCTGCAAGAAGAATCATGTTGACCCTGTAATAATAATGGATTTAGATAACTTTTTAGAAATATACAAAAGGCTATTAAAAGCACTTGACAAATAGTATTTAATAGAGTATACTACAGGAAATTCTATGGACATAGATCATAATATAAATATTTATAATCATATAAATAAAATGATATCTAAATTCATCAGATATCAGTTTGATTTTAACAATGGTTGTATAGATATTGATGATGTTAGATTGATAATAACAAAAGAATTTAAAGAATTACTTGATGTTATAGATGAGAAAGAATAATAGGAGGATAACTAAGTGAAAAGCTATGTAATAATCATAAACGGAAGTGCTAATGCTGGTAAAGACACATTTGTAGAGCTATTCGAGAACATATGTTCTAATAATGAGGTTGTATATGAATTCTCTACTATCAACAAAGTAAAGAAAGCAGTTAGAGAACTCGTACCTGGCCCAATAAAAAATGACAAATATAGAAAATTTTTATCGGACATTAAAAAATTATGGGTTGAGTATAATGAGGGGCCTTGTTGGGCAACTTTTGAATATATAGAGCATGTTCTACAGGCAGAGTATGTAGTAACTAACTATAATTCGGTTTTTATATTCATACATTGTAGAGAACCCGAAGAAATAAAAAAACTTGTATCTCATGTAAATTATAGATTTGAAAGTGTGTGTAAGACTTTGTTGATACATAAGCCTAACATAGCTATACCTAATAATGATTCTGACAAAAACGTTGAGGATTACAACTATGATTTTATAATAGACAATATAGGAACTATTGAAGATCTAAAGGAGTGTGCTGTAGAATTTAAAACCAAGCTACATCAATCAAATATTAGCTTTGGAATTGATATAGACGATTGTATTGTTACTACAATACCTTCCATAATATCCCTTATAGGTAGGTTTTATAATGAAGTATTCTCTGTACATCGTATAAAAAGGTATGACATATATAAATGTCTTCATATTGACAAGGAGGTTGAAAGGGCTGCAATAGAGTTAGTAATTGAAGATAGTGATAACCTTAAATTTATAGATGGCGCTGTAGAAACTATACTATGGTTAGCATCTAAAGGAACTCGCATTCATTTTATTACTGGGAGGGATGAAAGGTTTAAAAATGTAACTTGTAAGCTATTAAACAAATTAGGAATTTTTTATTCCTTATCTTTTTGTGATGGAGAAGAAGGTAAAACAAAAGCAGATGTTATTAACGAGTATGACATTAAATTTTTGGTGGAGGATAGAGGATCAATAGTTGAAGATGTGTATAGGAATACCAGAGCATCCTGCTTTTTATTTGATAAACCCTGGAACCAACATGTTAGAGCCAATTCTGGTATTCTTAGAGTGGGAAATTGGGGTGAAATTAGAGAGCACATGGAGAAACTTATAGTATGAGGCTATCAAAGGTAGTATCCAAAAGCTGGGTGGCTAATTAAAAACGTTATATTTATTAATAAAAAGGAGACTGTTATGGACATAGAGATAGTAAGAGAAATGATTACAATGTTAGAACAGGTTGGTGAATCCACAAAAGAGCTTTGTATTTGGTGGATAATTTTACAATATCTTCCAACTATTATTTTTGGGACTTGCTGGTCATGTATCAGCATTTGGGTCTTAAAAATAGCCAAGGACATTATTATTAACTACTTAGCATCTGAAAGACTTAGAAAAGCCGCAGGTGTATCTTGTTTTTGGGGTAGGTCAGAATTAAATTCTGCTATCAAAATACTTGAGAAACACAAATATGGTAAATGATTCCAACTGTTAATAAAAAGGAGGTACTATTGCAACAACAAAAGATTATGAAAGACTGGGGGTATGAAATAGTATTTGAGAATGATCGAGAGGCAAACTATTGTGGTAAACTTTTAGTATGTACAAATAATAAATTTTCTTCAGGCGGAAAATTTCATTACCACTTGCAGAAAACAGAGACCTTTTTTGTTATATCTGGAATTTTATTATTAGAGAAAGTAGATTCAGACTGTAAAATAAAATCTATGTTTTTAAATGTTGGTGATTCTTTTCAAATTAAACCCGGAGTGCTTCATAGATTCAAATCTTTTTCGCAAGTAGCCAAATTTATAGAGGCATCAACTTATGATAGGCCAGAAGATTCATATAGAATCTGGTATGATGATTTTTTAAAACAAGAGGATAACAACCTTAAAGACCTAAAAACTAAAAATTTTAAAGAGGAGATCTAAAACTATGAAAATTATTATGAGAGTAAGTATTATTGCAGTAATTTGTATTTGTTTTTCGTTTGTATCAGTAGTAAATGCAGAGGATAAGGGTGATATTAAACAACAAGTTTTAACTAGTATTCAAAACTTTTGGTTAGAACAGCATGAAGTTAAGCTAACTACATACGCTATGAGAGCTATTGTTAATGAAATTGGTGGTATATTTAAAAATAATACCTTGGAAAAATCTGATGGAGGAGCATATAAACCAGAAGTTCAAACCAAAGTATTAAATAGCCTACAAAACTTCTTTGATATACAAAGAGGTATACCCTTAACTATATATGCTATGAGATCTCTTGTTGATGAACTTAATAAAAGTTTTGAAGCTAATGTTATAGTACCTAAGAAAGCTGATGCACCTAAAAAAATAGATGAGAAGACCAATACTAAAAAGATAAAGGATGTTCCTAAAAAAGTAGAGGATAACGCCAGTAATGTAAATATAAAGGAGTAACTATGTCGTATACAAAAGATGGTAATATAATATGTGATTGGTGTTTTAAAATTGTTTATAAAAAGGAGGATATAACTGATGAATTAAGAGAAATTCATAAAGCGTGGACAAAATGTAATGATTGTATAGAAAAGGGGGCTGAAGGCTCTATGTGTGATTTTTGTGGTAGAAAACCTGATTTTATTTATCCATTTGATCCAGATGGTGAAATATATATTTGCAAAAAATGTGATAGATACTTTGGGCCAAGAGCAAGAGAAGTTGCATTTAAAATAAAAAACAATATAAGCAAAAACATGGCAAGATTTCTTGAAAATAACTGTTTTTATGTTGTTCCAGAAATGAAAGAGTGGATTAAAAAACATTCAACATAAATATAAAAACCTATTTTAAAAAAGGAAGTACAAAGTGAAGTTTTTAGAGCAAGCAATAAAATTTCATGCTATGTCCAACTATCCGTTTTTAAGGAGACAGGTAAGAGAACAAGCAGAATTAGAGAAATTAATTAACAAAATTATGATTCTTGCTGGACAACAAAACAAAAGTTCTATAGATCCAATTACTAAAGAAAAGATAATTTTACACGCTATGTCTATTGCTAAGGAAAAACCATGTACATTAAAACAAATATTACAAGAAATATTATGGGATGCAAAAGAGGGCGTTCTGCTAAATTTCTATGTAAATAATAGAGGGAATAACAGGAGGGAGATAAAAAAAATGAAAAAGTCACTAAGTATCATCACAATAATTTTTCTTTTTTGTAGCATTTCTTACGCAAGAAGCATGCCCAGGTATGAGAAAGTTGGGGAATTTGTTTGCAATGTCATTCTTGATGGCAATCCCATCAAAGAAATTGATGGCGTTGCTGTGATACCATTTGATTCTGAATATAAGATCATACTGAAAAACAAAAACGATAGGAAAGCAGCAGCTAAAGTCACAATTGATGGTTCACCAATCTCATCATTTGGTGACTTAGTAATCAATGCAAACTCGGAAGTTATCTTGGAGCGTTTCATAACAGAATCACTAACTGAAGGAAAACGGTTTAAGTTTGTACCGCTTAACAACCCTGAAGTTGATGATCCTGGCCGTGCAGAAAATGGGTTGATAAAAGTTGAGTTTAGGCTTGAAAAAAAGCGGGAATATATTCAACCTGTTGGTATCCAAGGATATTTTTGGTATCATGATGATATCGTTTTAGACTTTTCTGATCTTGCTACTACTACTATTGATGTGTCTAATATAGACAACAATAATGTAAATTGTTCAGCAACATCAACAGAGCCAGGTGCAACGATTGGGGGTTCCGTATCAAATCAAACATTCAAGAAGGTTGATATTGAATTTGAGGACAAAACCTGGACGATTGAAATACTATTAAAAGGGATAAGAAAATAATCAAACTAAAAGGAGACACAATATGGAGGGTAAAACGCATAACAATGAGAATGATTATTCTACAGGTATTATTGCATGCTTATTACCGTTTGTTCTTATTATGGAAATAATTCTTGGTATTATTGTAGCACTTGCATGCCTTATAATTAAGAAAGGAGAGTAAAAAATGAATGCTGAAAAATTAAAAGAAGTTTCAAAAATTGTTAAGTCGTTTGACATTAATCTTACGTCAGAACAAGCAGAAAAAGTTGCAAAAAGATACTTGCTCTATAAACTATTAGACGATCAGATTACAAACATTATATGGGCACCATGCATATTTAGCGTAGCTTATTTTATATATACAGCAGCTAAGATGCTTATGAAACTTGAATTCTAAAAAAGGTGGGATGAGATGAGCTGTACTAAACGTTTAACATATGATTATATAAAAAATAAAATAGAAAAGGAAGGATATAAATTATTATCAAAAGAGTATAAGAATTCTAGTACAAAGTTAAAAGTCGAGTGTATGAAAGGTCACCAATATAAAGTTACCTGGAATAATTTTCAGAGGGGGGAAAGATGCTATAAATGTTATAGTAAAACACGAGGCAATTCTCAAAGATTGACAATAGACTATGTAAAGCAGAAAACAAGAGAAGTTGCTGATGGTTATGTATGCTTATCAGAAAAATACACAAATAATTCAACTAAACTAAAATTCAAGTGTGATAAAGGGCATAAGTTTCTTATGACTTGGGGACATTTCCAGCAAGGGCAGAGATGTGCAAAATGTGCTGGAAATATAAGATTAACTATAGATCATATAAAGAGGAATGCTGAAGAAATAGGATATAAATTACTATCAAAAGAATATATAAATTCTGGAGAAAAATTAAAGTTTGAATGTGACAAAGGGCATAAATTCATGATGTGCTGGGATAGTTTTAAACAAAAACATAGATGTCCACTATGTTCATTAGAGAAAAATGGAGGGGTTTTTAAAATAGGAGAGGACCACCCAAATTGGAAAAATGGCGCGTCTTGGGAACCTTATTGTGAAGTTTGGACAGACAAGGAGTACAAAGAAGATATAAAAATAAGAGACGGACACAAATGTCTTAATCCTAACTGCTGGAAAACAAGTTACCATTTACCATTATGTATAATGCATATAGATAATGACAAAAAAAATTGCCATCCATCAAACTTGATAACAGGATGTTATAGCTGTAATGCACGTGCCCAGAAAGATAGAGCTTGGTGGACAAGTTGGTACAGAGCTATTATGTATAGAAGATATGGTTATAGCTATTAAAAGGAGGCGTGTTTGTGGATAATAATAAGTTGTATCAAAAATTAATATATAAGATATTTTATGCAAGATGGCTTCAGAATGTGTTGAGAAGAGAGGACTGGAAAGAATCTGTAGAGAGATATAAAAGTTTTTTAATTAAAAGAATAAAAGATAAAAAAGCAAAAGAAGAATTTGAAAAAGCTTGTGAATTTATTATGGATGTTAAGATAGCACCATCTATGAGAGCATTTTGGACAGCAGGAAAAGCTTTAGATAAAGACAACATAGCAGCTTATAATTGTTGCTTTGTATCTGTTGATAACATCAAAGTATTTTCAGAAATACTATATATACTAATGTGTGGAACTGGTGTAGGATTTTCTGTAGAACAAGATGAAATATGTAAGCTACCAAAACTTCCTACCAAAATAGAAGATTGTGATGATGTTATTATCTTTTCAGATTCAAAAAAAGGATGGGCAGATGGTTATAATAGATACTTAAAAAACTTATATAAAGGAAAAAATTTTAAGTATGATGTATCAAAGCTAAGACTAGAAGGATCTATATTAAAAACGTTTGGGGGTAGGGCTAGTGGCCCAGCTCCTTTAATTTCTTTATTAGAGAATACAAAAAAAATAGTAATGGGAGCTGTTGGTAGACAGCTATATCCTATTGAATGTCATGATATAATATGTCATATAGCTGCATCTATAGTATCTGGTGGGGTCAGACGCTCTGCTTGCGTCAGTCTATCTGATTTATCTGATGATAGTATGTCAAGAGCTAAAGTAGGGGAATTTTGGAGGCATAATACTCAAAGAAGATTAGCTAATAATTCTGCTGTATACAATATAAAACCAGATATAATAAAGTTTATAGATGAGTGGAAGAAACTTATAGAATCAAAATGTGGGGAGAGGGGAATATTTAATAGGACAGCAGTAAAATATACAGTAGCTAAAAATGGTAGAAGAGACCCGGATCATAAATTTGGGAGCAACCCTTGTTTTACTAAAGATATGCAATTACTAACTGAAACTGGTTATAAAAGATTTGATGAATTATCAAAGTTAGAGAATGTCAATTTAATAAATGAAAAGGGTGAAATTTCAAAGGGAAGAATCTGGAGTACTGGTATAAAACCCGTGTACAAAATTGTTTTCACGGGAAAAAAGGAGAGCATTAAATGTACAGAAAACCACGAATTTAAACTTAATGATGGTTCTTCGTGTTTAGCCAAAGATTTAAAGGGAAAGCGATTAATGCCTTTTTTTAATGTTAAAAATACCTTTAACAGAAACGACTTTTATGCTGGATTTATTCTTGGGGATGGTAGTGTAAAAAGATTAAACTCTAAAATACATAAAGGAATGGAAGTTCACATAGGTAAAAATGATTTAGATGTAGCAAAACTACTTGGTATAGAATATGGCAGAAATTACAATAGAGAAGCTAAAAAAATTGCTTTAGAATATAAATTAGAACCTTTATCTTATGAAGATAAAAGGTTGCCAAGCAATATAAAAATTACTGATGATTTTTTATCTGGTTTGTTTTCAGCTAATGGATCAGTTATTGAAAGTGTTGGAAGAATTGCCTATAAAACCACTAGTAAAGTTTTAGCGAATCAGCTTGTTAAAGAATTAAATGATAGGGAAATAAAAAGTTATATTACAACAAATAAATCACATGATGTAAAACATCATAATGGTGTTTATAATAGCAAACAGAGTTATGATGTAAATGTTAGTAATTTTGAATCCATTGTAAAATTCTCAGAGTTAATTAGCTTTGCACAAAAATATAAGCAAGAAAAGCTAAGAAAAGCAATCTTATCAAAAAGTATTACTGTTAGAGCAGTAAAGTATTTAAGAGAAGAGGAAGTTTTTGATTTTTCAGAATCTAAAACTCATTGGGGAGTTGTTAATGGAGTTATAGCACATAACTGCGGGGAAATAATATTAAGACCTAAACAATTTTGTAATCTATCTGAAGTTATACTACGTCCAAAAGATGGAAAGGAAGATATAAAAGAAAAAGTCAAATATGCTACAATCTTAGGTTGTATACAATCAACTTTAACAGATTTTAATTTTATAAGTAAAAGATATAAGGATAACTGTAAGGATGAAAGACTGTTAGGTGTTAGTTTAACAGGACTTGCTGATCATCCAATACTTAATACTGTAAATAAAACTTCTAAAAAGTGGTTGTATGAAATGAAAGAGGAAGCTATAGAAACTGCAAAAAGATGGTCTGGAATCTTAGGTATAAAAATGCCAGCAGCAATAACATGTGTAAAGCCTAGTGGAACCGTTTCACAATTAGTAGGTTGCTCTTCTGGAATACATCCAAGATATGCCCCATATTACATAAGAAGAATAAGATTAAATTCGTTTGATCCAATATCAAAATTTCTGATAGATCAGAATATTAAATATGCCCCAGAAATAGGAGAGACAATAGATAGTGCGACAACTTTCGTATTTGATTTTTATATGAAATCACCAAAAGAATCATTAATGAAAGACTCTGTAACTGCATTACAACAATTAGAATACTGGAAAATGTTAAAGGAATACTGGTGTGAACATAATCCTAGCTGCACTATTTATGTAAAAAAAGATGAATGGTTAGAGGTTGCATCTTGGATTTATAAAAATTGGAATATAGTATGTGGCTTATCCTTTTTACCGTATGATACTGGAATTTATCAGTTAGCTCCGTTTGAAGAGATAGACGAAGAAACTTATGAAGAATTATCTAAAAACATAAATATTGATTTTGATAAATTAATAGAGTATGAAAAAAATGACACAACAACTGGGTCACAAGAATTTGCTTGTATTGGAGGAGCATGTGAGATATAGATGCCGAGCATTATGTACCATAAAAGTTGAGCAACAAGAACTATTAACAGTATAAAGAATCTAAAACAAAAGGAAAAGGGGGTAAATCATGTTTAGTTTTATGTTTGGTGTATTAGGATCTGTATTTTTCTGGATAACATTTGGAATTTTATCAGTTGTTATGGGAAGTATTGTTTTAAAACATGTAGCTCCAAGAACATTTGAATTTATTTTGACAGGCAATAAGCATGTATTTCTTGATTACGTTGATATATTTTTTAGTGTTTTAGCCGTTTACCTATTTTGGCCTATTTTCATAATAGTTTGGTTAGCTAAATTTATTATTATTAATTTTACAGCAAAAGTCTTTTGGCCTCTATTTTGCAAAGCTGTTAAATTTTCTGTAAACATTATTCCAGAAATAAGCATCAAAAGGAAATAACATGAACTCAAAAAATATTAAAAGGTAGATAAATGAAGATAACCAATCTAACACAAACAAGAAAATTAAATATAATAGTCAATATGAGATTTGGGTCACATCTATATGGGACTGATGATGAAAATTCAGATCAGGATTTTAAAGGCATTTTTCTTCCAACGAAAGAACAAATACTTTTAAATCGAGTACCAAAAAGTCACAATATTCAAACTAAAAAAGGTAGTATTGCTAAGAACACGAGTGAGGTAGAAGAATTGTCTAAAATCAGCAAACTTCCACCTAAAATTGACAGAAGATTTTGGGATCAATTCGTTATCAAAACTATTGAGGATTATGTATTGTGATTTTTACTAATGATTTCATGAACCCTTTATTTACAATTCTTGAGCAATGCCAAGGAGTCAAACAAAAAGGAGATTACCACCCAGAAGGGGACGTATTCACCCATTCTCTTCAAACTTTATATTGTGCCTTTAGAGAAACTATAGATACTGATTTGATACTTGCTGCTATGATGCATGATGTTGGTAAGATAGAAAATAGTTTGGGGCACGAAAAGATAGGTGTCAATATGTTAAAACCTTATCTCAGTGTGAAATCATTATGGTTGATTGAGAATCATATGAGAATTTGGTATTACCTTTTAGGCAATATGAGAAAACTTTCAAAGGTGAAAACATTAGTAGAGCATCCTTGGTTATCAGAGTTAGTTCAGTTAGCCCGTTTTGACAAGATGGGAAGAAACCCAGAGCAAAAAGTTGAATATAACAAAGATAAAATTATTTATAGATTAAACTTATGTGTAGAAAAACGTTTTGAAAGTCATAGTCTCAACAATTAAAGGAAAATAATAAATGGGCTAACAAAGTAAACCAAATACAGGAAAGCATAAAAAGAGGGGTATTTTAAATGGTAAATAAAGAAAAAATGGTCAAAGCAGGAAAATTAATTTCTGTGGAAAAAGGGGAATACTCAGATTATACCGTAATCGGTTTTTTTGTTGCATTGCAAGATTTTTATCCAATGAAAAAACTATCTAAGTATTTAGAAAAACATCAAGACCAAAAGAGAGCATATGCTTTTAGGGAATATCAATTTTTATCTTATCTTATATCAGCAGGTCTTCTTTTAGAGATTGATTACGGCACATTATTTTTAGGAACGTATGGAACATGCGAAGATGTAGCTTTCAATCCTGGACCTGAAAACTAATATAGAAAAGGTATTTGGTGAATAGTTATGCCCCTAAGAAACACGCAATGCCGAGGTAACGGAATGATTTGTATATGCAAGATTTCATTCCGAACAGGAGGATTATCGCCCTCTTGCATGGGTACGAGCGTAGGGCAGAGGCTACGCAAATTCTGTTTTGTACTAAGCTGATAAGTCGTGGTGAGGGGCATAACAAACCAGTTTGAGAAAAGATAAAATTATTTACAGATTAAATTTATGTGTGAGGTAAAGGTGATAGCCGCATTCAAATGAAAATAATAAACAATATAAGGAGAGTAGGATGGGCAAGAGTAGAAATATTAGGAATAAAATACCAATCCGAATACCTAAAGCATCAAATACTAAAGTAATGAAAAACAGGAAGGAGTATGATAGAGATAGGCATAAAGAAATGAGGATAATTAGAGAAGGGTTTGAAGAATGGAAAATGGAAACAGAAAAAAAGAGGATATGAAAAATGAGGATGATAGGTATAGTAATACCCTACGAATTTATTGTAGATGAAAACACAAAGTTTAAAGATATAAAAATTAGTAATATGATACGTTTTAATAATTGTAATGTTATGGGTGCTTATAATGTATTGGAGCTTCGCGGGTTTATAATATACATTACGCACCCAGAATTTAAGCCTACAAAAGAAGGTTGCATTATTATCAAATATTTATATGAAGAAGCGAGGAAAAAATTTCCGTATTTATTTGTTGACACTAATCCATTATTATATAGAAAATTTAACACAGAATAGCACACACCAAAATCTGAGTAGCTCTATTAGGAGCTACTCAGATCATCTAAATAGCTGTCATATCAATAGAATAAATAGTAGCATTTGCGGAGTACGCCTGATAGTATAATTTATTATCTTTTACAAATAGTTTACCATACCCTAATTCTTCTGTAGGTGTTGCAGTAACTTCAGCAATTCTTACTCTATCCTCATTTATTAAATTATCAATAAGTCTAACACCTTTAGTATAAATATGAGGAAGGTTAGCGTCACTCAAAGCCATTTCAGGAAAGTTATTATTTGGTGTGTAATCTGTGACTATTTGGTAGCCAACAGCAGTTCTAGTATCCCCTGATAAATATGAGGCGGATACTACAATTTCAGTAGCTAACGTAGTACCTAAAGTAATAGTCCACACGCCTGTATCATAATCAACAGTACCAGTTCCTGATGCGTTTCCAACAAGTATTCCAGCACCATTATCTGAAAATTTCTCGACAGAAGCGTTTATAGTAACATAGTTTTGTAATACAGGATTGTAATCTAGCGTGCCACTACTTAATTGTGTAGCTGTCATAGTAGCAACATTCTCACTTCTTGCAGTTCTATACAAAGAATTAGAATACCTTGATGTAAGTGTTAATCTTGTAGCACTATTGATAGCTCCTATTTCATAAAAGGTAGATTCATTAGTAGGTTTAATTAAATAACCGGCTGCTGCGTATGTTACGAAATCTTCAGTACCTGTATCACCTTTTACAGATGCTGATCCTATCTTAATAGTTATAGACCCTGTTGAATAAATCATTATATATTCCTCCAGCTATTTATTTTGTTTGTCATTAATCGGATAAGTACATTAGTATCATATATATAGGACTTGGAATGCAATGTAAAATCTGCTTTCCAATATGTTTCCAATAAGTATCTACAAAGTATAAATCTTCAATACCTACCATGTTATAACAAGTTTTATATAAGAATGGTGCAAGTACTTCAATTTGTGGATCATTTCTTGCCAGATCCATAAAGAAATATGCATCCTGAAGTAGCTCTGCTTCTGATACTTCAAAAAAATCATGGTAAAAAGATCCGGGTATGATTATTAACTTGTGTGCTCCACTAACTACATTCTTAAAATAAGTATATAATGTTGTAAAATCAGATATAAATCCAGCATATTTTTCTACTTCATAATAGCCATTAGCTCTAAATGAACTATAAAACATATCAAATCCAACATAGTCATATCCTTCTGGTATAGAGAATGTTTCACTTTTAGGAGATGTTGGATTTGACGAATAATTTTCTAGCATAGATACATAAGCATACACTTGTCCTAACTTAACAGTTGGAAATGTAGTTTTTATACATGCTGCAACACTTTCAAGCCATTCCTTCATAGTTGTTTCCTGTACTGGACTTCCTGCTGCCCCACACCCTGCCCAATATGGTTCATCTAACGTAAGAAACATGAGTATATCATCTATATTTGGTGCAATAATATCTGAGTACACAAGCCATCTATCAATATAATTACTGCGTAACACAACACCTTCAAAAGTATCTCCATTAAAAAGGTACTCAAAGAAGATTTCATCCACCTGCACTACAGATTTTAAATTATAACTTGAAGCTTCAATAATTGTATTAAGATCAGACTGTGCTCTTTCAACAGGATCTGTAATACTATTATCACCAACATCTACCCAATCAGTATACCTAGATACATTTTCTATAGAAACTGGAGGTCTTCCGCTTTTAATGAATCCAAAATGTTTAATGTTTGTACCGTGACTACAGAACTTCGTTTTATTTTCTGTATAATCCCAATTTAAAGCATAACAACTAGCTGACATTACAAAAACACTTAGTACTACTATAATTCTTTTCATTGTATTATCTCCTTAAACTACTTTAAATAGCCCATTGAAGCCTACGCCTTGTATTTGGATGAGTTTGTAGGTGGATGTGTGTACCTGATCCTGCAGTATGTAATAGAGCTACAAATTTTTCAGGACGGTTGAAGTCATACTCCCAATTTGAGTTAATATAGTTACACACAGAAACTGGGTTTTTGAAAACCCAGGATCTAATATCTACACCTCTACATGGAATACTACCATGAACACCTTTATCCCCCTTTCTATAGCCACAAGTAATAACTACGTGATCTGGATATTTAATATCCAATTCTGTCAAAATATTAACTAGAGTTGTGTCATACTTAACTTGAAAAAGCGACACTAATACTAAACTATCTTTTATATGTATCACTCTTTAATCATCTCCACCTTTGTTACCTGAAGTTCCTCTATAGTATAATTCGTACACTTCAGTAGGAGTTAGTGCAGTATCAAATATAATTACATCATCTATATATCCAGGAAACGGTTCCCTACTTTGATCACTGGCACAACCTATTGTAAAATTATCGTTACCATTAAATATACCGCCAGAATATGCTTTTGGATTTAACGCACCGTTGGAATCTACCCAACCATCAACATATACAGTTATGTTAGAACCATCAACTACAAATCCAACATGATGCCAGTCAGTATCATCTGCAAGATCTGTAGCTCCTTGAGCATATGTAACACTTGATCCATCATTCGATATGAAAGCTACCATTGCATTTGCAGCATGATAATGCATGAAAGAATATTGCCATTGACCTGCTAAAGTTGACCATTTAGCAACAACAGTTGCTTGATCACTTGGGTCAGATGTGAATTTAATCCAAGCAAAAAATGACATAGTTGATCCTGAAATATCAGTGCTTTTACCATCTTCGTGCCATAAGCATTCTGTAGCATTCCATAGTCTACTAGTTCCTGAATAATTGTAAGGAACAGTAGAAGAATTTGAAATAGTACTTGTATTATATAGTATACCACCTTCACCTGATTGGTCTGGCTCATACGCAGGATAACTTGGAGAATAATTACTTACCATATACCAAGCACCCATACAACTAGAATACTGTGTGAAATCTATACCTGAATTATAGTCACAATCACTTAGTTTAAATCTATAAACTCCTTCATGAAAAGTGTCTTTTTTATGTAATAATTCAGGACCAGCAGTTTGCCAATAAGTTCTAACTGTAGATAGATTTTCAACTCCAGTTTTACCATCATAAGTTGCATAAAGAAAGGGTGCAACAACTTTAATTGTATCATCATTTTCTGCAAGTTCAACAAAGAACTCCCCATCTTCTACTAATTCAGATTGTGGTACTGGTGTACTATTGTAATAAAAAGACCCAGGAACAACAATTAATTTATGATAATATGATACCTCATCTAAAAAATATGAACCTATGGTATGATAATCTGCTTCAAAACCAGCATGTTTAGTAGCTGAATAATAACCGCTTGCTCTAAAGGATGGATATAGCATAATAAATCCAACGTAATCATATCCATCAGGAATTTCAAAACTTGTATTTCTAGAAGTTGCTGGATTTGTACTATACCCAGTTAGCATAGAAGGATACGCATAAACTTGTCCTAGTTTTGCATCTGAAAAAGTTGCTTTAATTAAAGTAGGCATAGACTCTAACCATGTTTTCATAGTTGCTTCAGATACTGGAACAGTAGCTGTGTGACAACCAGTATTATATGGTTCATCACTAACCATAAACATTAAAATGTTATCTATATAAGGCGCTATAATGGAGGCATAAGTAGCCCATCGAGTTGTATAATCTGCTCTCCTACTTACTGAATATACTGTACCATCTGGATTAAGAGTATAATTAAATAATAATGTTTCAAGATGAAGTACTGTTTTTAACCCGTAACTAGCAGCTTTAGCAATTAAAATTACATCATTATTAGCTCTAGTAGTAGGATCAGTACTTGCTGACCCAACATCAACAAAGTTACAATAATCATAAACATCTTCAATAAAATCCCCAGCACTTTCTCTAGCGCTAACAACAAATCCAAAATATTCTACATCGTCTACTGAACAATCAGTACCTGTCATGTTATAGCCAGAATGAGCTGTTGCTACCTTAACTTCACCTTTTGAATGTAAATTTCCATATCCATCTCTAAGAAAATTTATAGTTTCTAAATCTAAATTAACGTTTTTTTGACCTGTTTGGAGTTCAAGTTGAGAGCATCCTACACCAGATTTATACCCGCCTTTATTACCAATATCAACAATAGGTTCCCATGCCCCTGTAAGAATAGTGTCTATATTTGATACTGAAGTTATAGAACCCATTCTATAAATTTGAATTCTAGTAGGATATGTTGAAGTGCCTGTTAGACAACTAGGTTGACAAGTAGTTGGATACCCTGAACCACCAAAGGGATCTGCACCATAGGGCATAGCTCTTCCTATATAAAAATAATCATTTACATCATCATATGCCATACCCATGTTAATAAAGTATTTATAATCAAAATTAATATCTGGATGATTCGGTGCATATATCCCTTTTTCCGATACTTGAGTTGCTGATCGAGTAAAGGATGTTGGGGATGCAACAGTGCTTGTTAAAATATATGCCATAGTTTCATGTTCGCTATCAGCATATTCTGCTACTTCTCCTGTAATATAAACTATTTTTATTACTGACCCATCAGTAACAGCACCAATACCCTCAACTTCTATAATGTTATGACTAGAAAAACAAGTAACAGTAGGACAGCCGGTATATGTTACTTCCCAAAATGCGCTTGTTGCAGGATCAGTTACCCAATCTATACCATTATTAGAAAATGAAGCAAATAATCCGCCCATTGATCCTGGAATACAACACATAGGTTGGTGTATTAAGTACATTACATATTTATAATACGTTCCAGTTGGTGCTTTAAATATAGCTGAACTGCTATATAAGACATCTCCTAATGAACAGTAACCACCAGAAGCACCGCCGTATGCAGGTAAAGAAGTAGAAGGCACTACTAAAAGACTATCAGTATATCTCCAAGAACTATCTGTTTCCCTAATATTTAGATATACATTGGATTTTGGTTCAACGTTATTCACAAAATAAACGTATTCTTCTCCAGCAGCATTAATAAAACTACTACTTGTAAACTCTGCTTTCCAATATGTAGTTCCTCCAACAGTATCTTTTCCATCTGGAATATCTAAGTATGGAATACTTAGCCCAGAATTGTAGAAGTTAAATCCTGCATTAGCTGTAGAATTAAAAAAGACAAGTAGTAGACAATATATTAGTATGCATATTGTATTTTTAAATATATTTTTCATTATGAGCCAATCTCCCAATTTGCATCACCGCTACAATAAACACCTGTTGTAGTAGAATACACAAAAATTTCAGATCTTCCCGAAGTTATATTTTTAATACTTACGCCAGCACCAACTTGTTCATATGTTAAACCATTAGTTCTAAACCACCAGTTTTCACTACCATTTGGTTCTAAATACATATCATATGAGTCGTTCTCTTTAATAAAAGTGACATTCCAACCTGCTTCACGAGCCATAAAATTATAGTGATTATCAGTTGTTGATCCGTAATTTGAAATTATAGTATTTCTTAACTCTTTACTTAACATAACATGAGCTGTTACAGTGTCATTTAAAGTACTTGTTATATAATTTGTAAGACCAGCACTTAAAGAACTAGGAATAGTTACATTACCTGATGTGTCTAATTCAAATCCGTTTGTAGGAGTTATAAGAGCACCTGCTGATCCTGAAGCATACCCAATAACATATTTATCGTTTGTTTGATCATGCCATGTGCCAAATGCTGAATCTGTTGTTATAAACTCATTTCTTGCTGAGACTGGATCATAATGAGCATTAAAAAACATTGTTGGAGCTGAAGTTTGATTGTATAGTGCTACTTCTCCCACTTCAATTTGATTATCTGTTGCTTCGTATATATCAGACCAGTATGATCCTTGCCACCATTGCAATTTAAGTTGGTCAGAATCAGACCCGTAAACTGTCCATTTAAACTTTGCAGCATCGTTTTCAAGCTGTATGGCGGGGTCAGAGTTTGCGCTCGTGTCTTTTACATGAAGGAGTTCTTCGGGGGTTACACCTATGCCGACGTTACCGCCAAATTCGGCTAATTGAGTAGATGGCGTAATTTCTAATGGAGTTTTTGAATTGGTAGCGTCATAAAATGCTAATTGGTCTGACGACTTCATTTTAATAACCCATGTTTGAGCATCATTTTTAAACGCCATAGAACATTGTCCATTTTCTTTAGTAGTTTCAAGCATTAAGAGTGGATCATCAAATTCACCACCTTTATAATGAATAGCATATTCAGGGTCAGCCGTTCCAGCACCTATATATCCAGTGTCACCGCTCACAAGAAACTTAGATGTGTCAACAGCAAAGTCGTCCCCCGCATCAGAGTGTAAATTTATGTTTACCCCGGCCCCGGTTGATTCAATGTCAACATCACCGGAATAAGTTATGCCGTGTCCATTAAGATCTAAGTCGCCACCAAGCTGAGGGGTTAGGTCGTCAACAAGATCGTTCATACTACCTCCACCCGATGAAGCCTCCCCTGCCCATGTCCTGGTAGAAGCATTGTAAGTCAAAACATAATCTTCAGTTGTGTCACTAAAATTGACATTATTATCATCAAATGTTACTGTTCTTGTATCCGTTGGATCGGTAATGACAAAAGTTAATTCATGTTCGTCTGGTGTAGCCCCACCGAAAATCAAATTTCCGTCCTTGGTAAAAGTAAACCTTTGAGTCCCTACTTCAGAAGCTGCGTTTAGCAATACAAGCTCATCTTCTGAATCATCATTTTGAAACTCCCAACCATTGCCATCGGTGTCAACTAATACAACATAAGCATCCTTGGTTGATCCGTTCCCTATGATGTAAATAGATGAGGCAGCCTCCGCGACATTCTTAAATATTGGCTCGCTGGAGAAAACAACTAGTTCAGCTCCTGTCTCATCTGACAAGACCCCGGCTAATTGAGCAGATGTTGTAGAAGCTAAAGCCCCTAAATTGTCAGTGGTATAAACCCCGTTGGTTACGGTAGCTGCATTGCCGGTACATGATCCCGAAGAGCCTGAACAATTGCCCGTTACATTGCCTGTCAACGCTCCGTGCCCTGTACCATCCCACCAAACATCCGCAAACGAAGCTGCTTCGCTCCCAAGGTCATAAGTATTGTCATTTCCGGTTGGCAGGATGTCGGAATCTACAGCATCCCCCCATGAATCACCGGAACCACTATTATTATCCACATAGTACTTAGTAGCAAGGGATGCATTATCAGACCCCATACTAGTATAAGCATCTAATTTAGCTTCACCATTTATAGTCAAATCAGTAGCTGTTACTTCAACTATTTTAGTACCGCCAGCATAAAAGTCTAATAAATCATCTGTAGTATTATATATGAAGCCACCACTATCATTATCATCTTCATCACCTACAATAACTCCAGCCCATTTATCCCCATCATTTGGTATTAACATCGAAATATAGCAATGGTCATCGTTTTCTATTTGTACAATGGTATTATCATGTGCTAATGTATTACTTTCTCCAGCATAAATATGAAGTAATGAAGCTGGTTCCTCTAATCCTATACCTACCTCACCTGAATCCCCTTCAACTACAAGCTTAAAATTTGTAATATCAATAATGAAATCATCCCCGGCATCATTATCCATATTAAAATTGAAGCCATCAGCAGTTGATTCAAAATTTATATCTCCAGGTGTTCCTATTGATATTGCATTACCTGTTCCCATATCAATATAAGTTGAATCTGTAATACCATAAAGCCCATCTATTTCATGTATATCAAAGTTTCCAGCATAAGAGTCTTCTTTAAGTCTAAAGAATGAAGTCTTTCCAACTTCTAAATTAAGACCATACGCTGTAGTCACGCACCCAAATACAAGCAACATTATAAATATTGTATATCTCTTAAACATATTATAGCCTCCTATGTAGCATCCCATTTACCAAGCATACCTTGAGCACCCCAAACTGTTGCATTCTCCATAACTAAATCAATATAAGACCAAATATCCGTTGCTGTATTTGTAACATGAGTAGCTACATCATTTAGAATAGTGTTAGCACCTGATCTCTTTATATCAAGACCTCCACCACCCTTTTTTCTTATTTGAATCCATGCCCCAGCATCATTTACAGTACCTATAGGTAAAGTTAAATCACATAACGGTGCGTTTATAAATACATGTATTTTATTTAGATCTGTAGCTACAAATTCGTATGAGGATAACATATTATCTCCATGTCTAACTAAAGTCTTTTTAGCTGTAGAAGAGTTATCCAAAACTTCAGCATACGTTTCTGAAATTGCTGCATTGTTACCATATACATCAAAGGGAGTTACCTTAAAAAATATAGTAGCTACATTGTTATCTATTTCTGTACTAGTTAAATACCTCGTATATGAAACATCTGTTGTATAGCTTCCAGACCAACTTCCCTGACCCGCTTTAGTTTCACAATAATAGTTAGCTAAGTCTGACTCAGAGTTTGGATTCCAAGAAGCTCTGACTAAATTTATACCGGCAGTAGCTGTCAATCCTGTTACAGGATCTGGATTTCCATTTCGTACAACTATAAAACTATAATTTTCAGATTCCATATTGTTAGTAAGTATGGTTCTTAAAACGAATACAATAGTATCTATAGCAGTATCACCAGTGTCACTCTTATTCATCTCATAAGTGTAAGTATATTCTTCAGTACTTACAATAGATGTTCTTAGTAATCTGGTAGGATCAATCCCAGAAAATCCACTACCAAAATTAGTTATTATAGTTATAGCACCTGTTTCCCAATCTTGTGATATTGTTTCCATAAAGCTGTCCATGTAATACACTTCAACTTTATACCCCTGTACTTCCGCCGAAACTCCTCTATATGAAACAGAATTCCAAATTATAGTTACATCCTTGCCATAAAATGTATTTGAACTAGGTGCACCGCCTTTTATACATAATCCAGTAGGTGGAAATAAATCAGGAATTGATGAATTTTGTGTCAGCATTCCATTAGCTCCTGCATATGGGCCACTCTTATATGCTGTTCTACAAAATAATCTGAAAGGGTAATATACATTAAATTTTAATGCTGGATTCATATATGTAATACTATCTGTACCAACAGGTATAATTCCAATAGTCTCAAATTTACAAGGAGGTCCGGGAATAGGGCCTTCTATAAATTCAACACATATCTGTACAACTATGTCTTTCACATGCACATCAGACGGGTCTGGCTTAGCTGATACTATAAATCCAGTACTTGACCCTGCTTGAACTACACTTATTCTTGTAGGAGCTTTAGGTATAGAATATGGATCTATAGGTACTGGATATGGGGGGTATGTGAATTTTGTTAAAGTTGCTTCTTCGTACATAGCTGGTATATGTTCTAGTCCCTGTATTTCAACTTCGTTTACATCAGTTCTATTTATTTGTACCATTCTAAACGATCTAGACTCATAGCCAGAAGTGTTTATAGAAAAAGAAGCCATATCACAAGGACTGCCTGTTAATGTTACTATAGACAAAACTTGCGTACTAACACCAAAACCAGGATTAACTATAGTAGCTGTACATGGGGAACTTCTTAAATCCTGGTATTCTATAGTTGTAGTAGCTGTGTTAGTAAATGTATAGGAGGAGTCTATTACAATCTGTGTAGAAGTGTACCCAATTATGTTTCCACCATAACCCCATTGTGGTAAGTCGTTCTGAACATTTATAATATCTCCAGGTGCTCCATGTATTAAATTTAGACCGCACTTAAATGAAATATTACGAGTACAATTGGTAGCTTTATTATGCTTAAATATTAGCTCTCTTTGAGCTTTAGCCATAGAAGTTATACCTTTTAGACCAACAGTTTTTTCAGTTACCTTAATTAAATCTGTAATTGGAGACCTGGAAATTATAGATCTTAATTCATATTGCCTACTCTCATCTGTAAATTGAGCAGTAGCCATATAAGGTATTTCAGATAATGGTGTAAATGACTGTGTGAAATCCTTAGTATCTCCTATAGATACTGTTTGAATAGGTGTTGTATCTCTATCTATTACAAAGTTTAGTTTTTCAGAATACCAGATAGGCCAACACCTGAACGACTCGCACATTTCTAATAATACTGTTAATGCCGATTGCCCGCTTTCTACAACTCCATTCCAAGTATGATAGTGCTCTTTAGATGTTCTGGTTAAAGATATTTCATCTATTGTATAATCATGAATACAGTGATAGCTTGGAGTTATTATTAAACCTAATGCATAAAAGTCACCGACAGGACATAAAAAAGTCAGAGTGTGTGTACCATTTGTTTTAGAATATTCTGTTACAGACGAAATCCAAACCTTATCTGTTTCACGCCTACCAATTATTCTAAAGTTTACAGCATTAGTTGTACTTGATAATGTTAACTTGAAATCATACGTTTGTCCTGTCTTTAATGTTATTGCAGAAGTAAACCACATTACAAAACTACCGCAATTAGTATAATCTACAGTTACAGTTCTAGCAGATGCATCATACGATACACCACTTCTTAAAGGTTCAGGAGTGCTGTCACTAATACCCCACCAAGTAAGCCAGTCATTATCAGTCCCCGTACTCCACCAACTTAAATATTCTTCTGCATCAAAAGGATCAAAGTACTTGTGGCATTCTTTTATTGCAGTAATAATTTCTGGAGTATCAAAATCTGATGCTGTATAGTAATCTCCTAATCCATATCTTGAGGATAATAATAAATCCCGCACACAAAGTATTGCATTATTACAATATTCTGTTGTTGTAGTAACTTCATCCCAAGTTCTTTCGCTACCTTCACACTCCCATCTTTCCTGTACATCATCCCAATAACAATCTATAAAGTCATCGTCCTCTGATAGATCAGGCACTTCTATCTTTGTACCCTTCAATATAGTTACTACATTAGGTGGAGATCCAGATATTTGCTCAGTTGCTTTAATTCTTAAACCTAATAAAGCAGTATTTGGATAAATATATTCCCCATATACAGTCTCAACTACTGAATTTAGCTCAAGATCGTTAGCAATAGTAAGTTCAGTAGAAGCACCACCATCAGTTCTATACATCTTTATGTAGTATACCTCTCTACCAGGTAGACCAAACGTAGTGAAATCTAGGTATATAGATCTCCATAACCCAGTTTTTGTTTTACCTTCTATACTTACTTCTGTTCCTATTTCTTGGGCTATTTCTGAAGATACTATATATTCTGCACCAACAGGAACATCAAAATGAAGACCAATCTCATATTCAAAAACAGGAAAGTATGTAAAATCAATACCTTTATACATCCATAAAGTATTTACTATCCTTTGATTATTTATAAGTATGTCCCCATTAGAATTCATAACATTTATAAAAATATCAAAATGTTTTAATCCAAAGTCGTCTGTGTTAGAATTATTATTTAGTACTTTTATAGTGTACGAGTCTGATGGTGTATATTTGTATTGGCTGTTTATATAATTATCACAAGTGCAGTATACTGTATTCCAGTCATCAACAGCAGTTAATAAAGGTTCATACGTATTTTTTATAAGAGGACTTGCATCTGAATAGGTTTCTCCATCTGTTGAATAGGATATTTTAAATCTTATTTCTTTATCTTTAAAGCTTCCACCACTTGCATCATATAATTGTGGTGTGTAGAAATGAAGAATAAGCATGTCAACAGGCTTTGTAGTTATATATTCAATATGACGAGGAGCTGCTGGTACAGTTCTACCATCATCATATTGGACTTTAATGCTGTCAAAATTAGGAATTCTATTCTGGTAACTCGGATCATAATCACTCTTAGTACTATCTGGTAAATTAACTCCCTTTCTATACCACCATTCAAGTTCATCATAAAAGCGTAATGGTTGATCGTCTATATATATTGCTGGAGAAACGTAAGGGTCATCAACATCTGTCCAAGATACCTTTGCATTCCTCCAATATAATGTTAAACCTAATGCGTCAGCAGTGTACCACCTTACATAATCTATCTCAGTAACATCAAGTTCTCCACCTTGTGTAACCCAGTCTTCCATTGAAATACTGAATGTAGTATAAGATGAGCTTAGCATAGCAAGATCAGTTGAAGTTAACTCATAATACCATTCTTCAGTATCTGGCGCTCCAGAGCTTGTAAGTTCAATATAGGTAGGAGATGTAAAAGCTTCATAATCTGCCCAAGATACCCTTGCATTTCTCCAAGATAGCAGACAGTTATCAAGTAAGTCAGATGTATACCATCTTATATAATCTATCTCAGTAACATCAAGTTCTCCACCTTTAGTTACCCAATCATCCATAGACCAGCTAAATACCCTATATGTAGAACTCACAAGCTCTATATCTTCCTCAGTTAATTCGTGATACCACATTTCGGAAGAATAAGATCCAGAACTTGTAACCTCTATTGCTGTAAAGCATGTAAGAGCATCAGGGCTGCTACATTTAAGCTCTATAGTAAACTTTCCGTTAGCTTTTGTTAGTCCGGTGCAATCCACAGGTGTAAAAGTTGTAGATGGCCATTGAGTACTCGAAACTTCTGCTGCTCTTAATACTTTACTTTCAAAAGCTGTTGGATCACTGCATTTTAATTCTATAGTTAATGTACCGGCAGCTTTTGTTAATCCTGTACAATCAGCAGGAGTTATAACTTTAGCCGCAGTGTTCACACCAGAAACTTCATCTTCCTGTAATACTTTAACCTTAAAACCTGTTTTATCAGATGTTGTGCATATTTCAGTATGATCAAACTCTTGACAAATACCTTCTATTTCACCTTCACATAGTGCAATTAACATATTAAGATATGACACATCATGTGTTACATCTGTGTATAAAGATAATACATTTCCACCTACAGCATGTGTCCCATAAACAACAGGAATTGGGGTGTCAGATCTAGCTATAGTTTTTATACCAGACCAATTGTATGTTTGTGTTGATCTACTCCCACCTACTTGACTTGTTGGTAAATCTGGTTGGAACAATAGATTAGATACTACTCCTAATGCCCCACTAAGAATCATAGCGGCAGCAATGTCCCAACGTCCTGTTGTCACACCAATAACAACACCAGCAACTATTTGCAGAAACCCACCCAAGCTACCACCTTCAAGTTCTGGTACTATTATAATATAGTCATCATCATATACTTTTCTGGAATTCCAGGAATTTATTGGTACAACTTCATCATTTAGAAAGAGTACTACTCTTTTATTTAAAATAAAAGTATTTATACTATCATCAGAAATGCGGGCATATTCATATGCAGCATCTAATAAATATTTTTTATCTATCTGTATGAATTCTGATGTTTCGTCTAATGCATTTCTAAATGATACATACGCCATTATAGTTTATCCCCTTTTTCCTGTATATCGTACAGCTTCATACAATCTTGATGACCAATATCCACCTAACTTATCAACTCTTGAAGAATTCTTTCTATATGTATGTATAAATCTGCTATTACCAATGTATAAACCTATATGCTTTACATACTTTCTCTTTTCGTCATAAAACAGGAGACCATCTAATTTTTTATATGGAGGCTTAACTTTTTTAGTGCTTACGCTTCCTATATTATCCGTAAAATAGTTATCCCCATCTTTCCAGCATTCTACATACCAAAATTCAGGCAAGAATATATTACTTTCTTCTCTTAAAATTAACTTTACAAGACCTAAACAATCACAGCTCTTGAAAGTATCTCCTTTATGCTTATATGGTATATTAATATATTTTGAAAAGGTCATATTACAATGATTGCCTTATTTGGAATTCCAGGAAATCCGCCGAACCTACTTTTATTTTTTCTTATAATACAATTATCTAATGATTTGTTACAAGATGGGTAGGAAGCGAGTAGAGTTGCGTTTGTAATACCACATTCTGCTGAAGCATACACCCACTGGCACTCTCTTGAAAATGTTCGTCCAGGGAGAACTTTATTCTTTATTAAAAACTTTGGTTTACACGAGAACGAAACTACTTCAGCATTAGAGGTAGTGCTATCAATAAATAGCTTTTCCTTCATCATTGCAAATCTATCAGGAACTGAACCTATATGTCCTGCTGAAGCTCCTGAAGGTAAATGCTTTGTAAATCCAGTTAGTATATAAAAATCACGACCCCTTAAGTTATCATAGTTTTGTATATAACTCTCTATGGTTCTGTCAACATTAGGTACAGATATTGTAAGCTCTGGTACTTCTCCTGAAGTTCCTCCTTTAATAGCATCACGAGTTATAGGTAATCCGGTATATAAAGTTGCAGAATTTACTAAATCACCAGTCGCATTCATTTCCCAACCCATTATATTCTGGTTGTAAGATATAAAATATATAGGGTCCCAACCTGGAGATATAGATGCATTTAATACGTACATATCTGCAATAGATATACCATCTCTCTTTACAGCTTCTTTTAAAAATGTTGCAGTTATATCTTGAGTCATACTATTCTCCTACACTCTTAATCTTTTTGATATTGGACCATTAGACCTAAGATCCTTACCTATAGTATTTAAAATTACTCGCTCTCCTGATGCCCCACTCATAACACCAACAATATCATCTTTCGTTAAAACATTAATTACATTAATTGGTTGTTTATTATCAGTAGCACGAGTATAACCATGAACGCTATCCTTTTGAATATTCTCTTCAGGAATTACCAGTTCTCTACCACTTTTGTTATCACCTAACAATGCAAGGGTTGGGTTCCCTGTAAGTCCACCAGAGCTAAAGCTCTGAAACGCATCTATTCTTGGTAAAACGCCACCATGTGCTGCCACGTACGGCGAAAAATTACCCCCTGTATAACCTGGATTTTGCCAAGCACCAGCAACTGAGTTAACAATACCCATAACAGCTTGCATAGCAATCCATTGACTTAAAGCAGCTCGTATATCATCAATCAAACTTTTAAAGAAATCCTTAAACGCTTCCTTTAAATTATGTATTGGATCTTCAAGATCATCAATATTTTTACGGAGTCTAGCCATTTCATCCGCTATTTCCTGTGCTCTCTCCATGTTTCCATCAGATAGAGCGTCCTGGTATTCATTATCTAAATCTGCTAACTCACCCTTAAGATTTTTAACCTCTTGTTGCTGCTCTTGAAATCCACCAGCAAAGTCAGACATTGTACTACCAAGACCTGATGCCATACCAGTAGCAAACATTACACCAACCTCTGTCATAATGTCATGAAAGTTCTGCATCTGGTCTTTCATTCTACCAGTTATGTCATACATAATACTTGCTGCACGTTTCTGCTTTTCACGTATCTTTAATTTATCAGCCTCAAGTTTATTTATATCTTTCTGAAGATCATACTGTTCTTTACCTGTAATTTCAAGGTCTTGTATTAAATAGGATTCCTTAAGCTTTAAATCTATAGCTTCCTTCTCAAGTTCTATCATAGCAAGCTTATTAGTAGGCTCATCTATTTCAAGTTGAATACGCTTTTTAGTATTTTCTATCAGCTTAGCTTCAGTTTTATCACGTATTCTATATATTTCTTCCTCAATTGTTATTCTTTCTTCTGCTAAGGAATTATTAAGTCTAAGAAGATTTATGTTATCTTTTGCTCTTTTTAAATTATCCTCTTCCTGTGGTGTTCTGCTCTTCTTTTCCTCAAGAACGCCAATAGCATCTTGAGCTTTCATTTCATCCTCTAAAAATTTAGCTCTAAGCTCTGTCCTTTTTCTTTCAAATTCATTAACACCTCTAAATTTGTCAATACTAGCTTGGAGTCCTCTGTTTTCTATATCTAATGTTTTGCTATATTCTATACGTGTTTTTCTAATAGCTTCAGCTCTTAACTTTTCAATTTCAATTATTTGTTTAGATGTTAATCCATATCCTTTTAATAATCCGGCTGCTTCTTTAAGTATTGCTGTTATTTCACTCTCTACACCTATTCTCTTTTTACCTATTAACTCTACTTTTTCAGCAAACTGAGCTATCTTTACATTCATATCATCTACTGATTTGGCATCTAAAAATCCCCCTAAAGCTTCTTGAAGACTATTAAGTCTAAACGCTCTAACAAGTGTTACTAAAGATGCCTTAGCTTTTTCCATATCCCCAAGAAATGGTTCCAAAATCTTAGATTTTTTAAACATTTCTTTTATTTCAGTAACAGTCTCCATAGTAGTTTTACCTAAAGTTTCCGTTACTGCTTTAGAAAATTTGAGAGCAGTTTGGGGATCGTCTTTAAATCCTTTTTTTAGTTTCTTAAAAAGACCACTATAATTTTTCTTAAAGTTTTGTAGTTCTACATTAGCGTCTACCATTAAATCTAAAATATACGTTAAATCCTGACCTTTTTTAACACCGCCTGCTTTATCTATCTTATCTACTTCTTCCGCAATCTTTTTCCACTCTCTAGCTTTTGTATTAAGCACCTCTTGTATCTTAAGCTGTTCTTTTAAATAGTCTTCAAACTCAATAAACCTATTTCTTTCAGCACTTCCTGCCACAATAGCAGCTTCTTTTATAGTATCATAAGAATATCCTGCTATCTTTAACTGAAGTATAATATCTTTAACACTTACACTAACATCTTTATTCTTACTTATAATAACATCAGCAGAGTTTCGCATAGTAGCAAATACTCTCTGTAATTTCTTATCTGCATCAGCTCTTCTCTCATCTAAAGAACGTGCTGGAGTTCCACTTACACCGTATACGTCCGTAGATTCCGCTGATGGTGTTATTCCTGTAACATCTTGTAAAGCCTGGCTTGCTGTTAAATTTGCCATTGCAGCTTCGTTTTCACGTGCAGATCTTAGCTGCTGTTCAGATAATTCTTTCTTTAATTCTGTTATCTTTTTAATTCTCTTTATCTGTTCGTCTTCTTCTAATCCAAGTAAATGTATACTATTAAGTTCTTTATCCATAGCAGCAATTTTTCTTGCTTGCTCATAATTGTGCTCCTTTACTGCTTTAGTATACTTTTCAGTTAGATCCTTAAAGTTTTCATACTCAGCATTAAGTTTGTAAAATTTATTTCTACTTTCTACTGCTTTCTTAGCTAAGTCACTTAACGCATAAGTTGACTTTGCAATATGTGCTACTAATGTAACAAGAAGAGCAACTGATATACCTATAATAGCACCAGGACCTGTAACTAAGAATGCAAGTACTTCTCTTACTTTTGTTAATCCTATTGCAAAAAAGCCAAGTACAGTTGTAGCGTTACCTACTCCTACTGAAAATATGTAGAATGCTTTAATTGATGAGTATAACCAATATGTTAAACCAGAAATTAATAGTATAATACCACCAGTAGTTAATGTACTTATAACATGTACAATCTTAGAATCCATTTCTGTAAGACCTGTAACAACTCCCCCTAATACATCAGTACCCAACTTCATAAGAGGTGTAGCAAAATCGTATATCTGTGATGCAAGAATATTTATTTTATTTTTTGTAATAGTTATCTTACTATTCAAGGATTCCATTTGAGTTGACGCCATAGTAGCTGCAGAACCAGCGTCAGATAAAGATTCAGAAAACTCTCTTACACTTCCAGCTTGTGAAATAAGAGCTGAAATAGCAGACGCAGCTCTACGATCCAAACCTTTAAATGCACTGGTTGCATCAAATCCACTAGCCTGTAAATCTTCGAGTACAGAAGTAAATCCTCTAGTTTTAACATCTATATCACTCAAGGTAAGACCTACCTTGTGTAATTCTGACGTGAATCTTTTAGATGGTCTTAGCAATTCCCCTAATAACGATCTTAATCCTGTACCTACTTTACTTAATTTTATACCTTGATTAGCAAGTATACCAATTACACCAGAAGTTTCCTTGAACGACATACCAACCTGTGGTGCAACACCAGTTACATACTGAAGTGCTGTAGATAATCCATCAATTGTAACTTTTGATCTGTTTACAGTATTTGCAAGTATATCTACTACAAGAGCTGTATCATCAGTTTCTTCGCCCCAAGCTTTCATAGCTGTTGTTACTAAATCACTTGCTGTAGTCATATCTGTCATAGTAGCAACAGCTAGTGTAGTTACATCCTTTATAGCACTTGAGGTTTCAACAACATCTAAACCTGCTTGTCCTAACTTAACCATACCACTAGCTATAGTTGTAAGCTCAACTGACATTGTTTTACCAAGAGCAATTGAAATATCCTTCATGTTTGCTAGCTGAGCACTTGTAGATTTTGTTACAGCTTGTAAATTCTTAAGCTCTTCTTCAAACTTCTTAACAGCCGTGAATGCTTCTGATGCCGCTCTATAAATTCCCCAGAACGCTCGTAGCTGAATAAACCATCCTGCCCTTTGCTTAAACCAATCTTTAGATAAAAATCCTCCTCGTTTAAGGGACTTATTGTATTTATTTAAAGCTGCTACTTCTTTATTTAACAGTACTTCACCGTTCGCCTGCCGCTGCTGATAAATTTTTGCAAGGTTATTCCTAAACTCTTGAACACCAATACCAACTTTTCTTTCAGCTCTTAGCTTAGCTTCAGCTATAACAAGCTTTTCTGATGTAGCTACTTGTCTTTCACGGGCTTTATTTAAATCTCCTGCATCCTTTAATTCTCTTGTGTAGGTATCTTTGTTATATAATTTTGTTTGTGCCTGCAATTCAGCTTTTGATATTCTTACACCATACCCCTTTAATTCATTCAACTTACGTATGATGACAAGTCTGTTCTTCTCAACATTAAAGTTCTTTTCTATTAACTTATATGCTTTAGCTATTTCTTGATTAGCAGACTTTATTAAATCTGCACTTTTCTTATAAACACTTGTAGTATCCTCAGTTGAAAGTTGTCTTGTAGGTGTAATACCTCTTGCTTTAAATCCTGCCTGCTTACCTTTAATAGCATCTGTAAGCTCTAACTCAACTCTTACTTTTTTAAGTGCTGCAACTTCTTTCTTGTGTTGCTCTATCCTTAATTCTTTCTGGTTTATAAGTGCTCTTTCAGTAGCAGCCTGACTTTTCAAGAAGTCGGCCTGCTCTTCGTTTAATCTTCCACCCTCTTTTTCTCTGGTTTGTAAATTTCTAACAAGAGCTAACTTATTCTCTCTTACTTTAATACCAGCTTTTATCTCGGTTCTAAGTTTGGTTTCAGCTACTGTAAGTTTATTTAAAGTAGCTACCTGACGTTCACGAGCCTTAATAATATTTGAAGCATCAGCTATTTCTTCCTTATACTTAGCTTGCTTGCTCGCTAATTCTTGAGCCAGTATCTCCCCTTTTGATATTTCTACACCAGCTTTTTTTAATCTATTTAATGCTTGTATAACAACTAATCTGTTTTTTTCTATTTGGAAGTTCTGGCTTATTGCTTCTTTTGCTTTACCTATCTCAAGTCTTGAAGCAAGAATTAACTTTACTCTTTCTTGCAGTATTCTATTAGGCTCTCCTGTTATCATCTCTTTAGGTGGAAGCGCTTCACCACTAACACTAACACCTTTTCTTCGAGCTTCCCTGGCAGCGGTATACTCCAAGGCTTTACTTAACTTATTAACCTCAGCAGTTTCTTTCTTGTGTTGCTCTATCCTTAATTCTTTCTGGTTTATAAGTGCTCTTTCAGCAGCAGCTTGCTCTCTTAAAAAGGCACGCTGCCCCTCGCTTATTACGCCACCTTCTTTTTCCTTTTCCAATAAGTTTCTAACAAGAGCTAACTTATTCTCTCTTACTTTAATACCAGCTTTTATCTCAGCACTTAACTTTAATTCTTTTTCTCTTAAATCCTGAAGCCTACCAATTCTTTCTTCTTCTACTATTTTAGGATCTGACGCAGTAATCATTCTTTGTGCAGTTCTAAAAGCAGCATCTACCTTAAAACTTTTTGCTATTTTTCCAGTCATAGCTTCTAATTCTGCTATGAGAGGGGAAGAAGTTATTTCAGCACTCATATTAGCTAAGAATGCTTTAAACTGTGCATAAGTTACACCAGTTTTATGCTGCATCTTCTTCTCAAAATCTGATACAATTGCATCCGCAGTTCTAGTAAAACCTTTAAAGCTATTTATAAATTCTTGAAATGATTTTTGAGCTTCAGGGTCTGCTTTTAACTTTTTTTGCCAAGCAGCCCCCATTAAAGGGCTGCCTGTTTTACTTAGTATACCAGTATCTTTCTCCACCAATTTAGCCATATTGGGGGAGCCTTGCTGTACTTTCTTTAATATGTCAACCCAAGCTTCAAGCTTGTTGCCAGAAGCTTCAATATGAGTAGTAATTTTACCAAAGTCTTTGATAACACTTTCAGCATTTCTCGCAGATGCTTTAGCTATCCTACTCATTTTATTTTCAGTAGCGGATACATTATCAGACCATTTAGAAAATACCCTATTCAACCCAGCCGTAGCTTCCTTCATATACTTTTTAGTAGCTGAGAATGGATCTCCTGTTATAGCACCAGCTAGCCTAATCTTGTTTAGTCTCTTCCTAAAACTATCAAGCTCAGCAATGGAAGTCTTAACACCATCTCTAAGACTACGGACATCCGCAAAGATACCTATAGATACGCCACCAACATTAGTTGTCATATACTATTACACACCCTTTTTCTTGACTGGTATACCAAACCCCATAAATACAGACTTCAATACTTTTGGATCTGGTTTCTCATGCTTCTTACTTATTTTATCCCAATCTAAGCTATCCATAAACTTTTTCCAGTCTCTAGACTTCTTTCTTGGTTCTGTCTTGTTATAAGATGGTGAAAAACAATAGCGTACTCTTGATTGAATAATAGCCTGCATTCTATTATTATCCAACTCCGTCTGTTTACACTTTTCATAAAACAGGTATATCTGGTCTATTGTAAAATTGTATTTTAAATCTTGGAGGGACTCACCAATATTATTTTGTAAAAGCGTTGTAAATATATTAGCAAGAGTTAGCTGGGTTTTTCTTCGTTTGGTAGTTCCCCTATTTTTTCTTGAACCCCCAGGAACACTGGGGTCAATACGTTTTTTAAGATGGTCCAATTCTGCCGTGTGATTTCAATAGCAATATTAATTCCATCTTCCATACTAAGTTCTTTAATCTTCTCTTCATCTTCATTAAGAGTTATTGATATGATTTTCAATATTTGCGGGCTAGCTATAGTGAATACTTTAACCATTGATAGATAAGATATAGTATCACTATTAAACATATCAAACAAACCCTTCTCTTCTACTTTTTCTAAAACCTCATCTAACAAACCAGAAATTTCAAACAGTATCCCGAATGACCAAGGCTTAACTTCAAATCCACCAAATTTAGCTTCTGGGAATAAAACCTCTTCCTCACTTTTCTTATTTTTCTTTTTATCTGTCATGTGTCTAATTCCTTTTATTTGAAATATATGTTATCTTTCTCTTCTTCCAACACTTCTTCCTCTACTATTTCTTCCTCTACTATTTCTTCCTCTTTTAAATACGTATTCTCTTCAACCGCTAAATCGGGTATTTTATTACTACAACACCTACACTTTGTACCTGGAATACCCATACATTTACAATTCTTACACGCCACTTTCTCCATACTTACTCCCCCCTATTTCTTTTTTACCTTCCTGCAATGCAGCTATGAAATCATCAATCTGCTCTTTTCCTTCAAATATAAATTCACTATCAACCTCAACATAACCTATAAATAAAATTCTTAACGCAGCTTTTATTCTCCTCCATATTCTAAAAATAACACCAATCTGCCAATCAGATGACCATTTTAAATCTTGATAAACAGTTAAGAAGATCATGTTAGAATAAGCTTTGTCTTTTTCAAACCAAAGTGTTAAATTATGACTTTTATCCCCGCATGCACAGGCAGCTTCATAAATTACAGCATCCTCAAACCCATCAGTCTTCATAATTCTAAGTTTCATATTATGTATAACTCCATTTATGATTACCACAATCAAATATTCTGTTGATGCCAGCATTAGCCATATTTTGTGACTCTGATAATTCTGGATCAAACACTTCTAACTTTTTATAAAGCTCAGATTTCCTGAATAAAAACCTGTGCTTTCTTGTATCTCCCACAACATACCAATAATTTGGACTTGTACTATGTATAAATGTAAACCCTAACTTGTTATACAGATTACCTATAGACCATCTCCTATCACTGTAACTGTATATTTCTGTATAGTTATAGTTTCTGGTAAAATATTTTAACAACTTACCCGCAATACCTAATACTGTATATTCTGGATGAGAACAAAACCTGCTTAGCTCATACGTACCTTCAACATAGTTTTTATATCCCTTAGATAATGATGGCTTACTGAATGTCATTATGGATACTAACTCATTGTTATAATATGCACCAAGTTTTATGCTTGAGCTGTCAGCACCTTGTATATGGTATTTATTTAAAAACTCGTTCTTAACAGTAGCACTAACTTCTTTTATTGTACATTTTCGTGCATATATTCGTACAGCATCCTGTACATCTAATATAGCTTTAAGCCTACTCTCTACTATATTTCTTTTGTGTAGCCATTCATCCTCAAAAATTGTAATTAAATTATAACCCTTATTATTACATAATTCTAACTTGTTCAGATGATACCTCTTGTCTTTACGCTGAGACTCAGAATGCCAAAATAAACCACAATATTCTATGGCGTACAGCTTTGAAGATATTACTATATCAAGTTCAAATGGACTTATTATTGTTCTATCGCCCTGTATTGCATCTGGAAAATATGCTTTAACAAACTCAAATATTTCATTCTCAGCTTTTGAATGAACAATACAACATTTATTACATCTACAGCCACTCTTCCAAGCATTCCAAGTTATATTTCCATAATGTCCTTTAGGACAAATATACTTTAACTTTGTTGTATTATTTTTATATACCTTTGTTAATAGCTGATAGCCATCTTTATTAAACTCCTGTTTTATAAAGTCAATATTTAATCTTTGAGATGCTCCTCTAACTTCATTAAAACATATTGGGCATCTATTACCCTGTTTAAAAGAATAATATCTTAGTTCTATCTCATGACCTTCAGGACACAAAACCTTTAATTTATCATGCGCTCCACTATATTCTGTAGATAAAAGTGTGTATCCCTCATTCTCAAATTCTTGTTTTACAAAGTCTATTGTAAGTCTTCCTGCATATTGCCGGACTAAATTATAACAGTCAGGACATCTCGCTCCTTTTCTCCAAGCATTCCAAGACATACTATTAGTATGACCTTCAGTACATATATACTCCAACTTTTGTGAGCAGTTCTTATACTCTTTAGTTAACAATATATAGCCGGCTTCTTCAAATCCAGCTCTAACATATTCAATGGTATGTCTTACATTTTTATTTACACATAGCTTACATCTTGATCCTGCTCGCCAACTATCATATGTAATAGTTCTTTCATGGCCATTTGGACAAATATATCTTAATTTCTGTTTTGTATTCCTGTATTCTTTAGTTAATAAGGTATATCCTTCTTTATTAAATTCTTCTCGAATACTTTCTGTAACCATTTTTGTAAAACCCTTACGAGTATTATTATAGCAATCAGGACATCTATGACCTTGTTGAAAGCTACCCCAAATCATTGAATTTCTATGGCCATTAGGACAAATATAATTGAGCTTCTGTTTGCACCCAATATACTTTTTAGTTAATAACTGATATCCTTCCTTCTTAAAAGCATCTCGTATATATTCAATATCAAACTTTTGACTTTCTCCCCTAACTAAATTATAACAGTCAGGACATCTTGTTCCTAATAACCAAGCATGAAATGTAGTTTCGTTCCTATGACCATTAGAACAAATGTATTCAATCTTTTGCTTGTTGTTTTTATACCCTTTCGTTAAAAGCTTGTATCCTTCTTTTTCAAACTCTTGCCTAACAAAATCTATATCGTACCTCTTAGTACCAAAACATTCAGGACATCTGTGCCCCTTTCTAAACGAGTGCCAAGTTATCTTAATCTTATGCCCTACCGGACAAATACAATCTAACTTATCATGTGCTCCTATATATTCTGTAGATAAAAGCTGATACCCTTCCTTCTCAAATTCTGACCTGATGAACTCAATTGTATGCTTCATATTTAATCTCCTGTATAATATGGGAGGAATAATTTCCCCCCATATTATTACAGTATAACACACTACTTACAAAGAGTCAACACTAAAATTCAGCCGTGTCAACCTCACCAAAAGGCATGGTTAACCAGGTTGCATTAAGTGTGGCATTAGTATGATCCCCAGAAATGTATTCAACCACATTTATGGTGAATGAACCCTCATGCCAAGACTCAGGATTTAAGGTTAACGCTCCATCAGGTCTTAGTGAACATTTTGGAAACCTATATATCATGTTCTGGCCTACTGCTGTTTCCAGCACCAACTGCCCACAACCTTCCTCCAAAGTGTTATCCAACACAGTGAATTTAGATGCTGAGGAGTTAGTACCAAACAGAAAGCGTCTAAGGTTATCCTGATTCATCTCATCAAAGGTAAACGTAATATTAATAGCGGCGGTATTTACCACCTCTTTATCTTTTACCCTCTTCCCGTTCTTAGATTTCCAGTGTTCAACATAGGAAAGATCGGGTGAGATTTCAGCAGACACTACGTTACCGAGGTTATTGTGTGCAGTCCAAAAAGTTGTAGTTGCTAAACATTCTTGGGCACCAATTGTGGCATTATAGTACAGCATGCCACCCCCGATGGTATAGTTATCACTATCTATTGTTCCTTTGCTACTCATAGTTTTTCACCACCTATCTATCTAATACAAATTAAGGTCTTATGGATTTATCTATCGCTTCATCTCCATATTCAAACCTTAATTGTTTTTGCAACTTCAGAGGAATATCTTTCTTCTCAACGCCTAATATTTCAGCGTACAAGTTTTCAAGCAGACAAACCTGATTTTCAAATATTAATTCCTCCCTTTTCCTGCGTACATTCTCCAGTTTTTCCATGTACTCAGGATCTATCCCAGAGCAGTTGCCTATACTCTTGATGCTCGTGAAGCACCAACCAATATCGTGCTTTTTAACGTACTTTTCGGTTTCTTTACACCAGCATGCAATTGATGGCACTCCAGCAATCAACGCATCCCAAAGTTTGTTTGGCGTGGTATAATTCACCTGATCTTGCTTTCCATCTTCATTATTAAATACAAGTAAATTATATTTAAACTTTGTAAGTTCTTTTAACAACTGGTCAAACTTTGTAGGCGGGTGAAGAACAACACCCGTATATTGCCCAGTTTCGTATGCATCACTATTCCCAGCGTATGCATGCACCTCATTGCCTTGTTGTATTAATTGTTGGAATATTGGAAATAAATTTCTATATTTAAAAATTACGTTCATCTGCTGGATGTCTGGTGTATTCCCTATTGGATTTATTCCACCTTCATACACTAATGTTTGTGGTCTATTTTGTACTGTATCCCAATCTACTTTTGTATTTTCCAGCATACTCTTTGTACCGTAATTGTATAATACTATTGTAGGTTTTTTTATTTCATGCAACTCTGTACAAATCTTTTGTATTGGTTTGCTAACATAAATTACAGCGTCAGAATTGATATACGCTCGTCGTTCGTCAAGAGGTGATAAACCACGGCGAATTGTGTCAGCATCATGTACATTATATATGATTTTTGTTTTATCTCTATCTGCCATTTCAGCAGCCCAGCTTACAGGAGTGTCCGGTTCATTTTCCCATTCTAAAATCTGGTGTTTGCCTTTTAGACTATATATTTGATTCTTAAACTGTTGTTCTGTTCCCCAATAATACACCTTATCAAATATCTCTGTACCGTAGGATATCTTATTCGTTAGGGCATCAACCTCATATCCCACTGATTTTAACGCTTCAGCAATTCTAATACATCTGATACACTGATGCTTACTTGCTATTAGAATTTTTATTGGCTTACCATCTTTTGTAATTAATGCATTATAGTCTTTCATAAATATTAATCCTCTTTTTATTTACTTTCTACACTTTTATATATTTTATATCAAAATTTGAGACCATCACAGTGTGCTCTCCAGATTCAAGAACATCAAACAATATTGGAACACTTTGTTTAGCAAATATTTTTCCTACCCCAACTATCTCCTTTGTGTGTAAAAAATTTATAATTTCTTGTTGTAAACCTAACCCGCGATACCTCGAATCCGTTTTTGTTCTAATTTGTATAGATGCTTCCTGTCGTATATTATCCATATTAGGTGGTGACCCACCATAAGGTAATATAGCTATAGTATCTATATCAGTAGCAGGACTTATACCTATAAATAAATTCTCTGCAAATGTTAAAGTATCTCCTAATGCTGAACATACAGCATGAGTAGCTCCAAGATCAGTTAAATATGATGCAACATTATTACATATCGTGTTAGCCATTATGTTACCGCCTATTCATTAATGTTTCCAACCAGGAGGATAGTATCCTTCTACCTGAATTTTATCTATATTTAAATCTACATAATTCACTTTATATTTACCTGTCCTTGTCTGCTGCATCTTAGATATAAGTGCAATATTATGTTTCATTGTTAATCCTGCAACTTCATCATTTATAAACCTGATATATTCAGCAGCTTTTTCTATCCAAGGTATTTCTAAATACTTAGGACCAGTACCTAAAGTTCTCGCTCTTGGATGTTGGGAAGACGAATAGGGTAATAAATCTTCATGTGCCCATAACGCAATATCAGCACCTTCTTCATTCAATCTTCTATATGATACTTCTGCTCGTAAAGTTCTAACATTCTTAAGCTTACTTTTAGTAACATTGCCTAATCTTGCTTCTATTGTTCCATCTGCATGACCAATACCTATATATGTTTTACCACCTCTACCCATTTTTAAAGTAGCTACACCGCTCTCACGTAGCTCACCGGTATCAACAGGTACTCTCGGTTGTGCATTAGCTAATAAATCAATTGTAACAAGGGATATAGCTCTTGCTGCATATATGCTTATTGCTTTCCCAAATTTACCAAGCACCTCTTGTGTTTCAGGTAGACCTGCTTGCTCAATTCTAGTAGCAAAAACACCGCCCTTACCTTTCAATAACGTAGGAGGACCTGAGTCTTGGTATATTGAAGGTGTTATTTTATCCGATAGATATTTAGATTTTATATCAAGTTTTAACAATTATATAACCTACTTTAAATAACATTCTATATGGTCTGCATTACCATCAAGATCATATTTATAGGAAACGTCCTCAACTATATATTTCTTAGAGCCTTTCAATACTCTGAAATTTTTATTTATAGTTATATCTGGAAGCAACCATATTTTAACTTCATAGTCTATCTTCTCACCAGCAGCATCAACATTTAATACAGAAATTTCTTGCCATCTGCATGGAATATTTGTGTACAAAATAGTTTCAGTCTTATCCCCATACCCACTACTACTTGTACTATAGATAGTGTCAATAGTCTGGTTTAAAAGTCCAGCTACTAATGATGACATAACGCCCTCCTCTTCCTACTTATTCTTTTTTTACTTGGAGATATTGGTGTATGTACCTTAACATCACTATCTTTTTCTTTAAATGCGTCCCTTAAATTCCTCTTCATTTTCTTAATGTCAACCTCATCATAAATTTTAGTATCAAGATTTATTTTCATTTAATAATTCCTTAAGCTCTTTGAACACGACGATAGCGTTCTATAAATTGACTTAATAACTGTTTTGCTTTAGACGAGACACCTCTTGACATTGTACTGGTACCAGAAAAAGCTACTTCAACATCCCCTATTTGAACACTCTTTGCACCAGCACTTCGGTACTTCTGCAATGCACCTCCACCATCTGTATCTAAAATATGGAGTGCTTGAATTACTTGAGCATTCTTCAGCTTAGTATCAAGTGGATCAAAAGCTATAAAAGTTGTGTTCTCTGTAGGAGTAGCAGAAAAATCTTCCGTAGTGGTAATTACGTCTGTAGTAATATTACTATTAGATATATTTCTAATATCCCCAAGAGCCGTTGCAGCAGTCATATGCACTGTACCATACTCCCAATAATCTGTATTACTACGATAAGCACCATAAGTATCTGATGTAAAAGAAGTATTTTTAAAACTTGAAAGAGTTATAGGTGTAGCACAATTTCCAGTAATATTATCATGATCATCACGTGGAAATTCCAATGCTTGGTTGTCATAGTATTTCTTACCAATAAAATTGAATTTATCTATATCCCTTGCTGCTTCTATAAGTAAATATTTTTTACCGGCATTGCTAAGTGTGTCCCAAGTAGATATATGCCCCCGCACTTCACGAACATAATCATTGCTTTCTTTAAGTGTAACATAGCTATTAGACGTAGGTCCTGCTATATAGGTTACTAAGTCTGTAGAATTATACACATCACAAACTACTTTTTTAACATGAGTTCTGGCATTATCAGTAGGACATGCTATCTTAATTTCATATGTGTCTGCTACTGGAGGATCTTGTACAATAAAGGATATAGTAGGAGAATTAACAGTAACACTTGCAATCATAGTTGCAGATTTATCCACACCATTAGAATTTAGAATAGTTACGGAGCATGGTGTAGCAAGTGCATCCCCTGTATCTAAATCACTTGTAAAACTATACTCTTTTTTTAGATCCTCATCAGTGAACATACTAAAATACGAGTTTAAATGTGTAAATTCCAATTAACTCCCCCCTGTAAATCGTTCTATAGTGGTATATACATCTCTATCTTCTTTTGTATGAATTCCTACCAATAATTTTCTTAACTCTATTTTTTCTTTATACTCATCTTGCGTAAGAATTGTTTTCTTTATTACATCATCTGTATTACTACCAAATATAAACAGCTTAAAATTATATTTAAGTTGCAGTTCCTTAAATATTATATTTAAAATATCATGACTTTGAATATACACTTCACTAATGGAATTTAAAATAATATATAAATGTAACTCTGTTATAAGTTTTTTTATTGGGACATTACCATATGTATACTTAAAATTACTTATTTTTTTAATATTTAATGTAGTTCCTACTTGATATAAGTCATGTCGCCTTTGTTCTATTATAGCCGGCACACATAAATTTCTCATCCATAAAATAGGTCTTAAATCTTCATGCACAATTATTACTTCATAATCATTTATATGATCTCTAATAATTGTACCAGCAACAAACCTGACCCAAGAATATGTATCTAACGATACAATTAGTTTTCTACTCATAGTTAAATTCTCTTATAAGTGGTTGTACTTTAGAAAATATTAAATCTATAGCTTCCATTTTATCCATAAAATATCCATCATACACAGTAGCTACATTTTTATATAACCCTATTTGAGACGTGTCTAACTTATTTCCATACCTTTTTTTCTTATCCTTATTTCTCATTCTTTTATATGGATACATCATTTCTTTATCCCAAAGAATGCAAAGGCGTCTACAAATTCTTTTGGTTTCAGTTTCAATATTTAAAATTAGGTCTTCCATTCTAACTCTAATAATTCTTAATGGATAATCTTTCTCCAACTCTTTTAAAAGAGAATACATCCAACTCATATCCATTAAGCAACCACGTATTGTAGCATCAGCAGAGTATTTCCAAAGACTTTTTTCTGTTGGTCTTCCTCTATACAATTTACTTAAACACCAATCGTATGGATGTCTAACAGTCCATATAATATTGGCATTACTATTTTTAATCATAAACTGTTTAAAATGCTTGTATGTAGGACAGTAGACAACATCTGTCTTTGTTAAATATCTATCTATTAACTCTTCCTCTCTAACAAATACGTACTTATCTTCTATAACATTTGATACTTTAAAATAAGGATTTCCTCTTAAAGATTCAAGAGCTAAATTAGTACCAGATCTACCACCGCTACATACTATAGCTATTGTCATACTATCACCTATTATATTCTATATTTAGATGTAAAACTTATAGAACCACTCCACATTGGGCCACGCATTGAATCTTTATTACTCCAATATCCTGTAACAGAAAAGTTCTGTAATGAGTTTGGAACTATATAGCATTCATACATAGGATAAATATGCGTCCTTGCATTACCTGTTACTACTGCCGCTTGTGCCTCTGTCATATCTCCATAATTATCCGTAACAGTTAATTGAATAGATGTGTTTGTAACAATACTATTTACTACACCTATTTTCCATTGTGTACTATTATTAAGAAACATATAGTTAGCCTTCATATTTGCAACAGAAGAATATAATCCGGTCCAACCAATATGAGGTACCCAAGAAGGCATGGAATCTGGTAAAGTACCTGCTGATAAATCCACTACATATATCGTATCAACAGCTTCCTCTACGTCTGCCACACATTCTTTTATTTGTAAAAACTCATGAAAATATATGTTAGTATATTCATATGTAATAGATAAACTTGGCTCAGCTATTTTTCTTGTAAGTATAGATTGATTCTGAAATAAAGTTTGCAAACTATAATGAATAGGATGACTGAAAGCTTTAGAGTTAGGCTCAAAAAATGGACATTGTACTCCATCAATCGTACCATAATTCACACCAGCAGCTACAGTTCCCATCGGAAATACTTTCATGTATCCTCTCCCATTATATTTTTATCAAATCTATAATATGCTCTTGCCAGGGAGTCCCTATAACTCTTGCTTCTATAGGTTGCCATCTAACCCAAAATATTACACTTGGAATTAGCTGGCTTAATGCAACAAAACAAAGAAGCCCTTCAGGACCACAGAATCCATTACAATCACTTATTATAGACATTGCCTCAATAACATTAGTTTCACCAATTAAATTCTCACAATTCTTTATACCTTTATACGTACTATTTGTACCCAGCAGAATACATTTAATAGGGGATACTTCTTCTATCATGTACTCTATTGTTTTAATAGGTACTGATCGAGCCATAGCATCCTCTCTACCAGCATGAGGACAAATCACTATATATGGGTAATCCAAAATTGAAACATACGGTAACTTTAAATCAGGGAACCAAACCATAGAGTCTGGGTTATTTTTATAAGGCACACCTGAAAGTTCAAGGTACTCTTCTCTATCATTAAAATTATCTACAAACGCTACCTCTATATTTTTCTTCAGGCCATATATATCCCTAATCTGAGGATAAAACTGTGTGTGTACAGTCTTATGGAAAATTTTTATCTCTTCATTATCAATAGCCCACAGTTTTAAGCATACAGTAAATGCATCCCCACAAGTTCCCTCCACATTTAAATTGATCATTATTTTAATTCCTTATATTAGCAAATCATATTTTTTTAGAACTAAATAGTCTTCCTTTATAAAATCAAACCTACTTTTATTTATATGCCTTCCATAGAAATTTCCCATCCCTGCATAATGTATAATAAATGCATCAAACCTTGAGGAATTCTGATTCCATCCTTCATTATGCATTGACATAAAATTCCATTCACAAGGAAGCTCATATACATTATAGCCTAATCTATGAATTTGAAATCCTAATTCCACATCATCAAATCCTAATGACATCCATAATTCATCTTTGTTAAGATTGAATAACTCCCTATGTATTTTAGAAAATATTATAACTCCAGTATTAATGTAATTCTCATACCATCCAACATTACCACGTTCTTTCTGTATTTTCTCTATTCTATTTCTTCTATCTTCAAGCCTACTACCTTTATCTTCATATATAGTACCTATGCAATCTTCTGGTACAAGCTTAAAGATATTAGGACATGTTTTAAGTATTAAAATATCTGAATCTAAGCACAAGATTCTATCATACGTTTCAAACAACTTGTACAACTCTAATATCCTATAGTGATAGTGTGGCCAGGTATTGCTATCAAGCACCTTAAAGTCTGCCTTACAGATATCAGCATACTTCCTCAAGTATTCATGAGTAATACTTGTCATCTCTGATATATTCTCATCAGCTCTTGTAACAACTAATCTATTTTCCAATAGCTCCCCTTTCTATAAAATGTTTTTTAATTCTTCAATAATTAAATCTGCATACACATCAGAATTATAGTGATGATCACAAGGGTCTTCATTTAACAAATCTGGTTTAATTAATCCATCATTACCCAATGATTTAATGTCTAAATCTACAAACACAATTTGTTCTTTTTTACAGAATTCTTTGATAGTTTTATTAAGTGTAAATGTTAGTTCTATTCTTTGTTTTTGAGTAGCTTTAACAGTTTTACGAGCGTTTGCAACCTTACCCTTATAGGCACCATCCGTTATTACAGGAAGTGGTGTACTAATACAAATAACCTTAAAATTATTTGATAGCATAGTTAGAAACTCTATATAATTCTGTACTACTTTATCTAATGCTTCTGAAATTGATATATTATATTTATTAGCACTATGCCAAATTAAGAACCCTGTATCTACTTCACCTATAAGAGTAATGACTTGCATAGCTTTAGACATTTTGATACACCTTAAAAAAATTGGCATAGCTTGAGTAATTGTGTTAGGATTTTTCATACCTGATAAAGTAGCTCCTCCAACTTTGCATACATTGAAAACAAAGTTATTAAAGGTAGTTTTAAACTTTTCATTAAGGAATACTATAGCATGAGAATCCCCTAACACAAGAATCTCCTCACAATCTTTTAAACTATCCATACTTATTTTCTATTTAGAATGATAAACGTTGTTTACAAAGGAATTCTAACTAAACTCTCACTTATTAAATCTGTTACAGGAAGATCATAATCACATATAGTTCTTCCAAACTTAGATGAATGCAATGGAACAAAATGAAACTTAGCATTCACATATAACTCTCTTAACAAAGAAATAACAGTATCCCTTTCAGTTCTTGGAGCTATTATATAAAATATATGACCATTATGTATTGAGTATTTCGGAATAAATGGCATCATACCCATACCTAATTTATCATACTTTTTATATAACGCATTCCATCGCGTTAACCTTTTCTTAGTTAGTTTTTTAGCTATCTGTAAGGAACTGTACAAAAATGCCGCTGTAATCTCACTTGGAGGAAATGATAATCCAATATCAACCCATGAATACTTATCAATCTCACCACGTAAGAATTCTTGTCTGTTAGTCCCCTTTTCCCAAACAATGTCTGCTCTGGCTATGTAATTCTTATTATTTACAAGCAGAACTCCACCTTCACCACAAGTAATATTCTTTGTATCATGAAAACTTATTGCACCAAAATCACCAATAGTTCCTAAGTATCTATCTTTATACTTAGCTAAAAATCCTTGAGCTGCATCTTCTATTACAATAATATTATTCTTCTTTGCTATCTTAACAATCTTATCTATATCACAAGATACTCCAGCATAATGTACCAGAACTACAGCTTTTGTTTTCTTAGTTATTGCTTTCTTAAACTCATTCTCGTCAATACACAACGTGCTTGCTTTAATATCTACAAAAACTATCTTACATTTATGTACAAGGAACGCATTTGCAACTGATACAAATGAAAATGAAGGCATTATAATTTCATCATCTGGCTGTAAGTCCATCAATATAGCTGCTAATTCAATAGCTGAAGTGCAAGAATTTGTTAAAAAAGCTTTATTACAATTAAGATTCTTTTCAAACCATTTGTGACATTTCTTAGTATATATGCCATTTCCACTAAGACTGCCAGAATCCAGCACAGATTTTATATATTTTAATGCGGTATCTTTATTATAATTTTCCATTTTTCTATTCTTTAATTATCCACCAGTCTTGATGTAATGAGAAAATCTTATCCCTACCAAACTTTTCAAGAACAGCATTAACAACCCCAGGATGAGAAGAACTCCAATCATGGCCCCCAAGAACTCCACCAAATATAACCTTTGGAATACATAAGTTAATATCCTTTTTTACACTATCATATTTATGGCATCCATCTATATATACGAAACTTAAACTCTCATCTGATATTTTCCCAATACCATCTTCAGTCGTTTCAAATATCCATTCTATCTTATCCTCAAATGGTTTCAACAAACTTTCGGCTTTGTATTTATCTTGTCTATAATTGCCTTCACCATAAGGTCTTTCACCATCGCTATCTGCTACTTCAGATTGTGGTAGATAAGGATCTAATAAGTATAGCTTTTTAATATCTAAAAATCGTAACATATTATATGCGTTTATACCTTTTGCAACCCCTACTTCTAATCCAACTACATTATTTCTTGACACCAACTGCATCCAAGCTGGACGAAAATTCCATAAATTCTTATCATTTTGCATACAACCTCTCTTTCAATTATCTTGTTGCGAGTACTTCAAACATCTTACCTTCAGTATTAAAGTTATCGTTTAAGTCATACAACGTAAATCCCCTATTTCTAAGGAATTCCAATACATCATTCTTTTGCTCTAAAAATCTACCACCATTATGAATTTCAATAATTATACTTATGTTTTTATTCCTATGTATGGTTTCTTCAGCACCTTGTAATACTTTCAAGTCTGCACCCTCAACATCTATTTTCATCAGGTCAACTTTAGATACCCCATTATCCTTACAAAACTTATCTATATATGTAACATACACATTATCTTCCTTAGACGATTCAGTTAAATAATGCCAACCTATATAATCCTTAAATTTACAAAGAAAACCAGTACCATGATAATTAGACAGTGCAGAATTTGTAAATGAGGTAGTGCTATCTCCCACATTTTTAACCAGATTTATATAGTTACTAATATCAGGCTCAAATGCATACACTCTACCGTTAGGTAATACTAACTTATCAAACAATACAGTAAAAACTCCAACACAAGCACCAGCATCTATTACAGTCATACCAGGTTTAATATAGGATGCAAAATATGTAACCTTATTTTTATACGTGTTGTTTTTACAGTATTCTTTAGATACTTTACTTTCTATAAAATCATTACTTTCTTTATACAACTCATAATTCAAATCTATCATTAAACTACCTTTACTATAATTGCTTGACCTGTCTGAAGAACTAATGGAACTTCGGGCTTATCCTCAAAGAATTCATCAACAGCTTTTTTTACACCAGGACAATCTGCAAAACCATAATCGTCAAACACAATAAATCCTCCAGCAGATAATCTTGGATAAATGAATTTACAACAATCTATTGCCGACTCAAACAAATCTACGTCCACATGAGCTATTGCTATTTTATCTATATCACAATCATTGAATGTGTTTGGAATAACCCCTTTATAATATTTAACATTAGTACAAACTTCACTAATTACTTTCTTAACTTCATCAAAAGAACAATCAGAAAAAGTACCTTCCTGCATAATATCTATATCAGAATTAGTAGCAGGCATTCCAGAAAATGTGTCAAACAAATGCAATGTAGCACCCTTCATTATTTTAGCAAGAAGTATCGCTGTGCCACCTTTATACACTCCGCATTCTACCCAATCACCATCAATATGAATAGCCTGTTTTGCAAGAGTAAATAAAGTGTATTGTCTGTCTGGTGAAACTACAGTATGATTTTTAATACATTTAGAATAAGAACCAAAATCACCATATCCATCCTTAATCCAAGGCATAAATGTTGGAGCATAATACTTTTTGTCTGCAATATCTAAATCCATAGCTCCTTCATCAATAGTAATAAAGTAGCCAAGACCTCTAAAAAAGCTATAGAAAAACTTTTTTAATATCTTTATTCCACCAATACCTCTATATTTCAAAACACCAGTATCAAGAACAATATTTAAGATAAACCCACCCATTTTTGAAAAATCATGACTAATGTGTTCTTTCATATATATAGTTAAGCCTCGTGAAATGAAAGTTTATTATCCCTCAAAACTTGAAATAAACATTCGGATAAAACAGATAAATGTACATGATCTATAACAAGATTATTCTTAAATTTTATAGCTTCAATAATCTCATGTAAAAAACATTCAGCAACATTATCTTCAGGTGTTTCCTCCTCTTTTTCTAAACGAATTAAGTTATGATAATTATTAAAACTCCCTATATTTTCCATACTTTTAGTAGTTGCAAAATCAACTTGTATTTCATGACCACTAAGCTTTATTTTACTTGGTATATTCATATTGTATTTCCTTTAAGTTATACAGCAATATTTAGCATATTTTGAATTGTGTGTTCCCAAGTGTAATTCCGTAACACCTTCTCTCTTCCATATAATGCAATTTTACCAGCTTTTGCTAAAGTAGTATTATTTATTAAGTCTAACAATTCTTCGGTACTTCTAAAGAATAATATTTCTTCACCATGCTTAAAGTATTTGTAAAGCGTGTTAGTAGGATCATAATGTAGAACGCAAGTACCTGAATTCATATACCGTAACAAGCGATTGCTAAAATAATCTGGAATATCATTGTATGTATTTAATGAAAGCATAAAGGTTGAACTACTACAAACCTTAGAAAACTCTTCCTCATATACTGATTTTATATATCCACTACCATAGAACTTAGTTTTATACTTAGCTTCCAGTACTTTCTTAAAGTAGTCTCGTTCAGGTGTTGAATTACCAATAAATGATATATCAGCTTCATACTCAGGTACAGACTCTACAGGTTTATATAAATCATAATCTAACCCACAAAATATATGATAACTATTAGTTAATCCATACTTTCTTACAAACCTTTCATGAGTTCCACCACCAGTACTTGAACAGAATTTACAATTCTTCATATGCTCTATAACTTCAGGACATTGTTCTATAGTTTGATATGGATCTGGATTCCAAAGCCAAGTAGTGCTAAACTTAGTACACTCCTTAACTATTTCAGGATTAACACCATTACACTTGCAAAAGATTGTTAAGACTGGTGTATGTTTCTTAACTGTTTCAATCAACAAATTTTCAAAGAGCTGATGTCCATGCTTCTGAATTATGGACCTATAATTGATAGGTAAAATCTTGAACCCCAACTTCATAAACGCTTTAGCCATTGACACATTAGTAGATGATTTATCTAAAAGCACTCCAACTATTATTACAGTTTTATTCATATTATATTTCCAAGTAGTTGTTAAATGGTTGTAGTATTTTATTAGATTCTTTAAGTACCTTGTTGTCATCAATATACTGATTAAAATATTTTAGGTCATCTATGTTAGGTTGAGGATACTCCCTTTTTTTGTTAAATATTTCATCTTGTGTTCTCTTTCTTATAATTATTTCAATACCACACTCTGTAGTAGGTAGGCGTGTTTGGTCATACCTTGGAATACCATGTCTATATGTAGTGTTTAATAATTCAATCTTCTCAACTGATGCTTCTGTACCTAACTCTTTTATAATATCTATAATATTTATAGATTTAGTACTCCAAGAAAACCCTTTGAAAATAGTGAATGTCCATTTATGATCTGCGTTAAAAGTACTTGGGAACACACCCTGCTCATACAAATCTTCATCTGGTATTGTAATAATTAAATACCCATCTGGTTTAAGTATTCTAAACCAATTTGAAATACCCTCAACCGGATCTTCTAAATGCTCTAAACAATGACTACTATGTACAAAATCATAATAGTTACTTTGTACACCACTCATAACTTGAGCATCCCCGTCTTCTTTATCATACACCCTAATACTTTTTATTAGTGGAAATAGATATTCATAAAAAGATAGTGGATCTGATCCACCACCTATATCTATCCCAATACCTTTAAAGTATACCCTTGAAAAGTTTGGGTTGTGTAATCTTCTTTGAATTGATTTACTACACTCTTTCATTGTTTTTTTCTTCTCTTCCTATTTTTTCTTTCTTTCTTTCTACTAAACCCTCACTATATTTTCCATAATATTCATATATTTTACTATCATATTTACCTCTCCAATCCCTTTCTCGTCTTATATCCATTGGAAGAAGTGCTACTTTAATATTATTCTTAACGTGTAAAATATATGCCAACTCTACATGTGGGTTCCAAAAAGGAAACGGAGGAGAATCAATCTCTTTAATTTCATTTATTCTATTTGAGTATATATCCATGTTTTTTGATGATCCATATGCAAAGAAATCATTTAATCCCTTATGCGTATTAGTATCTGGTGTATATATATTCTCATTAGATAGTTTACTTAAATCAAGAATGTCACTTCCCAACAACACGTCAGCTCTGCTTCTTATAACCCAATCATAAACAAACCCATTCTTTTTTTCATAGCCTATTTTTAAATTATTACACCTATTTACAAAATATAACTGTCTTAATATAGCTAAGTTAGTGCATTCTTTTCCCATAACTCCAAGATGCTTAATATATGTTGTATCACCCCTTGCTACACTATACAAATACTCTAAACTTGGATCTTTTATTAATTCTAACTCAGTATACTTTAAATCTTTAGTTTCAAATAAAGCACCGGCAGAACTATCATTTGCAAAAGACATAAATATATCACAATCAGTTTTATTTACTATATGCTTTAAAAATGTAGGCCAACATTTGTCTATACTTCTGGCTTGTCCACTAAGACATAATGCAACTCTCATATGTATTTATCCTCAAATAAAACTAAAATAGTTGTTATTAATTTTTTCTTCCATGATATGTGCATACCGTATATATCTACAATCATACAAATTACACTTTGAGCAATCTACTTCAACTATTTTCTTTATATGCTTCCATGTACCCCAAATATCCTCAAACTTAGTTTCAAACACGTTCCCTATTCTATGCTCTTTAATTCTATGGGTATAATAACAACATATGTACACATCACCATTACAATCTATTAAAGTTTGAATAGCTGATATAAGACAGCCATCATCTTCTTTAACATAAGTATTTAAGTCACATATCACGTTTGTAGTATTTGCAGATATAGTACTTATATACTCCTTTAACGCTTTTTTATCAGGTTCGGTTAACTTATTTTCAGCATTGCATACAGCTTTAAACTGAATAGAATAGAATCCAACATCATCAGCTATACATATAGCATTTTCTATATCTTCTATACTGTAAGATGAAGGTATCGTATATTTATATGACACCTGTAAATCTTTTGGTTTATCCTTTATAAACTCTGTAACATTACCTATTATTCTATTGAAGTAATTCTTACCCTTGATTTTATTAAATACTTCTGGAGATCCTGCTTCAAATGAAACTCTAATAAAAGAGCATGTTTCCATTAAAGCATCATACAATTTAGGCTTTCTTTTTTTATCTATATTCAACCCGTTAGTTATTAAATTAACACTTAATCCTAATTTCTTTATATAGAATAACAGCTCTGTTATAGATTCCAACATTAATGGTTCACCACCACCAGATAGCCCAACACCTTCTCCACCGTTATTCTTAAAAGTATCTAATATGTATTTCCATTCATCAACCTTTAAATGTCTTGCCTTACGAGAATTAAGTGCTTTATAATCGCAAAACATACAATTAAACTGGCATGTATTAGTTGGGTATAAGGCTAAAAATCTTGGGTACGGAAACCTACCTTTATTTAACTCTTTAATTTCATGGTAATAACTGTAAATCCTTGAATCAAAATTCATAATTATTGTGTTCCTTAAAAATTATTCTATCTTTGTGTTGTATTAAATCAATAGTTTTTTTAGTGTAATATTTAGAATAATGATCGTGCTTGGTAACTCTAATTTTTTTCATACTATACAATTTATATATTTTATCTTCATCTAATTCAAACAGGTTCTCTTTAAAAAATGTAACAAATTCTTCCAGCAAATTCTCAAACTGTAATACTTTATCTACTATCTTATACTTTTTATAGTTCTGTATATCCTTAAATACATCAGGATGATAATATATGTATAAATATCTATAGGTAAGAAGCCCTATGTCTAACTTATTAGAAACATATAAATCAAAAGGTCTTAAAATATCAGTAGAACTTTTTAATACAGTATCTGTATTGTAGCATATTGCTTTGTCAGATTTAAACAAATCTTCTATAAACATATTTACATTATTACCACTGTAGTTATTTAGTAAAAATTTATAAACTCTGTGCTTCTGTGTGAATGCCCAAAACGACACATACCAATCATATGGATTTCTAATATACCCAAACTTCAAAACATCTGTATCTGGCATACAATTATAGAATGAATCATGCCTATTTACTTTTCTTTTATGTTTAGCTTTAGGAATATTAGTAGTTAAATATTTCTCTATAAATGTACCACCAGTTTTCTCCAAATGACCAAACAAAAAATCAGGATGAAATATCACATCAATTCACCTATAGTTTGTAATACCGTAGCCACAGTTATGTACTTCATACAGTCATTTTTACATACAGGAGAATAAAAACAATTACAGTTAATATCAGGTTCTATAATTTTACCACGTCCATACAAATAAAACTCATGCTTATTAAAAATGTTATTCATTAGTACTAATTTTTTCTTTAATGCAATTGCTATATGTGCCACTAAAGTAACTTGTGAAACTACAAGATCACAAAAATTAACAATACTAATGAAATCCTTAATTGGAAACGTGCCAAAATATTTTGCGCCACTTTTTTTAGCAATATACTTATTATTTATATTTTCATTTTCTCCACCTAACAGCACAACTTCATATTTTCTATCTATGAGTTTCTCAGCCAACTCTACCCAATTTTCAAGATCCCAAAGTCTTGATTTCCATCTATCACTACAGCCAGTATTTAATCCAATAACTTTAGCCAAACTTTTGGATGGTAATACAATACAATTTTTAGTATCAACGTCTAATATATACTCTTCATTATTAAACTCCCCAATTTCACATATTTCAAATATCTCTTCTACATAACTTTTAGTGTTTGCTTTACTAACACTATCAAATATACCAGTTATATATTTATGTTCAGCAGCTTTATTAATTGGATATGGTTTACCATCTAACAATGTAAAGCCACGCTTACTATATGAAGGTATCTGATAAGTAGCAGAACAAGCTTCTCCAGATTTATCAAGATTAAGTAATAAATCAAATTGTATAGACTTAAGTACTTGAATATTCTCATAAGAATATTCCAATTTATAATCAACTTCATCTGGTAATATATCAGGTGTTGATGTTAACCAATATATTAAGGCATTTGGATATAATTTTCTAAGCCTTGTTAAAACTGGTGTTGTTCTAATAACATCACCTATAGCTGCTAATTTAATAATAAGAATTCTATATGCAACTGGAGCATAATATATACAATTATCACATTGCACATCATACTTTTTATTTGGAATACACGGAACATTGCCTTTAAAGAACTTACAGTCTGTTTTAAAATTCATAATTATAATGATCCAGGATAGACATATCCCGCTCCTCAACTAACTTAATTAATTCGTCATCATAATAAGTTCTGTAATCATCATGATCTGACGTATTTACTTTAGCTTTACTATTCAAATTATTAATTTGTTGTTCATTTAAGTCAAGAACTCTTGTCAAACCTTCTTTAATAAAAGGCATATCTATAACAGCATTCAACAAAAATGTACCATCTAAAGAATAAAAACTCCTCATGTATCTATAAGTATACATACCTATATTTAAATTAGTTAATACATCAAAATCCACATCATGTAGTATACCAGATTTTTTATTAAACGTTTTATACATAAACTTCTTAAAATCCATATCCATAATTTCTTCAAAAAAGGCTGGCTCATCCTTATGTGATGCCCACAAAGAAACATACCAATCAAAAGGATTTCTAACACAACCAAACTTAAATATATCTTTAGGAGCAGCTCTTGCAGGTACATGTCTCGGCAGAACTTGCTTACAGCCTACAATATTATTTAGTAAAAAGTCCTCTACAAAACTACCACCAGTTTTTTGTAAATGTACAAATGTAAAATCTGGATGAAGTATCATTATAATTCCCCAAAATATCTTTTAGATAATTCTCTCATTTAATTGGCAGTAAGGAACATAAACCATTAAATTAACTCTTTAAGTTTTACAACATCATCCATAATAATTTCATCAAACGATGTAGGCTTTACAACCCAAGCATCTATTCTATCATGATTATCAGAACAACGCATACAATTAACTTTTAAATTTAAACCTTCAAAGAACTCATCAATACCTTTCTTAGTTTCTGGATAATCATAATCGTGGCATCCTATTAAACCACCACACTTTACTTTTGGATAGTATAGCTTTAAATCCCTTTTTACATACTCGTATCTATGGTTCCCGTCTATATACACAAAGTCAAGTTCGTCAGGCAACTTATCATATGCATTCTCAGATAAATCTCTAACCCAAACTATTTTATCCTCATACCCTTTTAAACGTTCATGAGCTTCCTTTTCTAACTTCACACATTGCTCTTCAGAAACATTACAACCAATATTAAGTAAATTTCTGTATAATACATAGGGATCTATCAAGTACAGCTTCTTTATATCCAAGCTTTCAAGCATGTTTAAAGAATTAAGTCCAGCATCTACCCCTATTTCAACACCCACTAAATCTTTATTATCCCTTAACGTTCTTAAGGAAGGTCTGTTTATTTCATCTCGTACCCAACCTTCATGCATAAGAGCTGTAATAAACTGTTGCAAATCTAATACTATAGTATCAGCATCTATAGCTCTATAATCAAGAACATGCCTAAACGAAGTTGGTGTATTAAATCTGTTAAGTTCAACTGTGTGCCTATCCTTTTCATGCCCTATAATATATGTAGGACAGACAGCAAGTAAACTAATATGTGTACCACCACTCTGACTCGATACAGAACAAACTGCTGATTTTAAGTACTTAAGTGTTAATTCAATATTGTCCTTTACATTTATAATATTTACTACATTTTCAGACTCGTAGTTTTGAAGGCATGCTCCAGAAGGAGATCCAGCAATTATAACTAAAAAGGTTTCTTTAAGTTTTTCTACAAGTTCATACCAAATAAATTCAGGTACGTTCCTATTTGGTGCTCTCACCCTCTTACGAGGCATAACAACAATTATTGGTCTGTCAGACCTAATACCTTTAACCTTATTATATTTGCAATACGTTTTTCCCTGAAAGTTATTTAAGAAGCTACACCCTCTTAACGGCATCAACATTTCATATTCTTCACATTCTGAACAAAGTTCTTTCATAAAAAGAATTAAACTGCTATACACATTAGGAGGTGTTAAAGATCCAGGTTCTGAATTTGGCAATACCGCTTCATTACAATCTCTATCAAGTCCTAAATCATAAAACCAATCCGGCATCCCTATTGTAAAACTTACAAAGTCTTCAATAAAAGGATGCTTATTCATATCCGTAACAATTACAAATTCGTAATCCTTATACTTATTAAACTTTGAAAACCTCATATGAGGTTGGTAATATTGTAAGAACCAACCAAGCTCTCCCCAATGTCCTGAAATAGCTACTTTCTTGCCTTTTAGCTTTTCTTTAACACTATCTATCATGAATTTTTTCCTTTAGCATCACTCCTGGTTTTTAGCTTTTAACTTAACCTTTTTAGCTTCAGCTTCAATATCTAACCGCAATTCTTCATAGTACTCAAGGGTTTTCTGTAATTTCAGAATTCTTTCCTGTTGTTTAGCTATCTGCCTATCAATATCAGAAAGCGTTTGAACCATCTTTTTTTCTGTAGTTGTAGTTACTTCAACCTCAACATTACTAATATCATCCACAGTATCCGTATCAGTTATAACTTTGTATGAATTTTCAGCATACACAAATGAACTAAGAAAAAGCAGGATAGTAGTTATTAAAATTAGTCTCTTCATTGTTCACCTTCCTTTTATAGTATCAATAACAAAAACGGTGATACAATAGCAATCTGATCGTCAAGATGCATGTAAAGCATTTCAAAATCATAATCTGACAATGGTAGATTTATAGTAGGAACAAGATTGATGTCGAAATCTATAAATTCTCTTGCCAAAGCTATTGAAAGTTTTACTTTATCTGGTAATTTACTATATTTTTCATTCACATATTCAATCATAACAGAGTATAGCAAGCCACCTTCAAGCCCCTGTGCTTCCTGTAAGTCACCTTTAATTCCTTTAATAAAATCTAATGCTTGCTGTGCAGTATAAACATTGGATGCTAACCCGGCAATATTTGACATTCTTAAAATCTTGGCAGCATCTTCAGGACTCCTACCTATTTCATCGGAAATGTCACATATTACAGAATAACTACCCTCTGGAATATTATCACAAACTTTTATTTTATCATCTAAAATACTAACTCCAGAGCCACCACAAGCTACAAAAAACATAACTAACACTAATGAAAATAATTTTTTCATTTTACTATCTCCTTTATTCCCCATTTGGTTTTTTTCGATTTGTTAAATACATACCATATGCAGTTATTGCTGGTGTTACAATAGGCACGCTTTCTTTGCCAAGAACTACAATAGCGGCTAAAGAAATAACCATCATCGCTAACCCCAGGACCATTTCGTCAATTGTATTTTTCCAGTCCATACTATTCCTCCTCTACGATATGACCCGTCTCCCCAATATGTAATGAAGCACTTGGAGCTTTAATATTAATAAAAATAGGTGAAGTCTCGTAAGCACCGAACCCTAAAGCTCGTCGTTGTACCTGAAACCAATCCTGATTCAATACAAAATAAGCGCCTGAACCCCCAATTTCCTCTAACCAGAATCCAGGTGCCTGCCCTTTCGCTTTATAAATGCCTTCAATCAGTATGTCACCCTTGCACCAAACAGGTTCAACTGAACCCACAACTTTCTTATCTTCCGCAAATCCAAAGAAAGCATTTGAAAGAACTGATATTTCTTTTGAGCTGGCTTTATCAATAGTAATTCCTGTATCTATTGATCCAGAAGGTGCAAAGTGGTTTGAACTTATAGTTATTCTCATTGCTCCCCTTATATCTATAGCTGACTTGGGCACTCTGTTGTTTGAGGAGCTTGCCATATTGTTACTTGATATAAGGATGTTTCTAACATCTGAAGGATGATTTCCGTCAATACAAATTCCATGCTGAATTTCATTCCCTGTAATCGTACCAACATTTATAACAGAATCAACCTTTTGTATTAAAATACTATGCTCGGTTTCAGGCGTTCCTTCAAAACTGTTTCCAGTTACTAGCCAAGAATTAAGTCCCCCACTACCTTTATCACCTTCATCGGCCCTCTCTTCTCCATGTAACCATAGGCTATTCTTTGCATTACCATAAAACTTATTCCCAATTATTTTAAGACCTCCACCAGATTCGTAAAACACACTCGCCAGAGAGCCAAGATTGCCGTGAAATCTGCAACATCCATAAATACTTTGATCACCATTATCAGAGTTTGCGTAATTTTCAACGTGTATGCCATACATTGAAAACCCACCAAAATTGCAACCCTCTACTGACCACAATGCTGCTCTATAAAAATGTATACCAACACTGGCGTTTAGGATTTGTAGATTATTAAACTTTGAGAAGGCATTATATTGTCGGGTTTTGTCTGTAGATCCTGCAACATAAATTGTTGGAACTCCATATTCTGCACCGTTAGGATAAGCTAATACCATATTTTGTATGGTTGTCTTTCCTGTTGGATAATGAGCACCACCCGAATGTATGGAAATAATACTTTTATTCTTATCCATACCATACAAGATAGTACCATCACCTTCCCCTTCTAACATGATACTCTCTTTTATTTGTAAGTTTTCAACATACCATTTACCAGCAGGTATTAGAACTTTCCCGCCTATCAGACCAGAATCCCCAGTACCACCAATTGACTCTGCATCATTGATAGCCTTCTGTATTCTTTCATTGTCTGTCCCTGAATAATCATTTGCACTAATCATTAATGGATTTACATCAATTACCATGTTGTGATCCTTCCCTCATCCCCTGTATGATATCATGCATCATTTCTTTTGTGACCTGGTTTTCTTCAATACGTTTAACAGTTGCCTTGATTTCGTTTTGTGCCTTTGTGATATGCTTTAAATCAGTTTGAATTATAGTGATATCTCTCTTGTTTTCTACAACACTATTCGTTTGACTTTTATTAGCTGCCATTGCATAGAGAATAAATCCCCCGCCAAATGCAAGCACTGCACTCATTACTGAAATAAGCACCATCTTAGATACTTTTCCGTTAATCCGCTCAATCAAATCAAGTCTGCATTCTGGATCTGGACAATCCATTAAATCACTCCTTCTAAAATAATGCTAATCTTATCTTATTTGTAATTCACATTAATGTCAAGGGTCCCCTTAAATCTCAATTCAATCACCATACCCGGGGCCGTGTTGTCGATCATATTTCCATTGTTTAAGAAACACAACTTAGTTGTTTCCATGTGTACCCATTTTTAATATGACTTACTGTACTCTCACTAATTCTATAATCTTTTGCAATTAATCTTTGGAATCTTGAATCTTTTTTAATAGCCATTGCTTCTTTAAGAGTTAATGATGTTTTGTAATGTTGTTCCCCATAAGTACATACTGTCCTACGCCTTCCTTTATTATCCATATCTCTAACATTATCAGTATGAGTACCAAGGAACAGGTGGTCAGGATTGCAACAAGGTGGATTATCACATTTATGTAACACATGAATGCCATCAGGTATAGGACCATTATAATATTCCCAAATTGTTCTATGTGTAGCAATGGACTTCCCTCTATGTTTTATGTTACCATAACCACCATTACGTTTTGCACCTTGCCAAACCCAACAGTTGGATTCAGGTTCTACTACGATTCTACTCAATATAGTTTCAATTACTTCACTCCATGTTCTTCTTGTTCTTCCCATTTTATTATTTAAATTCTTAATTCTTTATAGTTATATTAATATTTAGTGTAATATTTATATTTTCTGGTTGGTTTGGTGCTACGTTATCTATAACAATAGAAACCGTTTCTGATGGTATTGACTCATTACTATAATCATCAAATGCAGTTAGATACCACTCATGATTCCCGTCCTTCAAATCGCCGGAAATCCATTCACAGCACGTCCCGTCATCAGCCCGGCAAAGTATTTAGTTTTTTCATTTGAGGGTTTCCTCATAGTATAGTGTTTGAATTTCACGATCTCTATCTCTTAACAGACACGATATTTCATGACCCAACGTCTCATAATCAGGTGTTATTTCCATAATTTGCCTTGTTTTTTACTCTAAATCCAATTGCTTAATCAGCGCCAGCACAGATTTATACAGCTCCTTCAAACTCGCCTTTTGAGCAGTGTTGAGACTCCCGAAAACATTCTCAATATAAGAATCAATTTGTGTGTAATTCATAGCTGATATTTCAGCTAATTTTTCTTGAGCTGTAGTTCGTTCTGCAGCAATGCCCTCCACTACTTCCGTGGTTGTGCTGGACTCAGCTTCAGCGATAGCATCAAGAACTTTCTTCTTGGACGGCTTGCCCTCAATGATAACATAGCTATACTGATACCACGTTTCAGGCTTACCACCCTCCGGTGTTTTTTCTATCTCTTCAATATTGTAATTGTAGTAATATGTTCCTGGTGCAATCTGCTGAAGAGTTGGAGGAGATGTCTTAGATTCCGCTGTTTTTGCAAAGGCAATATGGGCATAAAACATTAAACACAATGCTGCTAACACTAACGATAATATAACTATTATTTGTTTATTTTTCATGTTTAGGCCTCCTATGTTAAAGCATAATATCTATTAATCTTTTTGATAGTCGTATAAAATGGAATTTCATCTTTATATTTTTCTATCTGTTTTATTAATACATCAGATCCAGTAAATACGATATTAACTTCTGAACCTATTTTGATTTGCAAAGTTAAATATTTTCCAGATTTGTTTTTAGAATAACGGGTATCACCAATACGATATCCTACAATTTCAACCTCCTGATTTAAAATAGAGTCAAGTTTAATCTTGTCACCATCCAATACAGCAGGTTCAGCAACAAAGTCCGAGAAACATTTTTTTCGCTTTTCTGCTAATGCTATTGTCATATAGGTTTCTTTTCTAATGGATTATTAAAACCACCTTTTTCACACGCATGTGCTAAAATCTTTTTGATCTTTTCATCAATATGTCTATGCCACAAATTAAGGCAATTGGCATGCTTCATCCATCCATAATAACTCATTACCGTGCTCACAATGCTAATGGGTTCCATATATTGCCAATGGGTTTTTAGACGCACCATTTTACGCTTAAATTGTAACGCCGTTGATTTTCTAAGCAATGTAAATCCAGGGAAAAACCTATATCCCAAAAAATCAATCCCACGAATACCCACAGGAAATACTTGCCAATCAGATTTTAGTGTCAAATTTAATTTATTGATCAAATAAATTTCGATCTTTTTGCGAATTTCATGCAATTTACTTTTATTTGCTGCCAGTATTACCATATCATCACAATATCGAATATAATATTGACACCTTAAACTTTCTTTAATCCAATGATCCATACTGTTTAAATAGATATTGCCAAAATATTGGCTTAAATAATTGCCAATAGGAACACCGCTATCAGTAGAGTCTATTATTTTTCCTAACAACCACAAAACGTCTGGATCTTTAATTTTTTTGGCCAAAATTTGTTTTAATATAACGTGATCGATAGACGGATAAAATTTTTCTACATCCATTTTAAGGCAATATTTGGTTCCATTCGGATCGAGTCTGAACATTTGTTTT